GACTTATAACATGGGCTAAAACGCAATAGCTTCAATTGGTTTCCCATCTTTTGCAGGTCTTTACACTATCTCAGATTTTCGCCCTACTCATAGTTTATTGCACCGCTACTGCGTTTAGCCCAATTCCGTTACCAGCAATAGCCGAGCTTCGTAGCAAGGGTTGTGCTGATATTGATGAAAAAATTGAAAAAACTTTTTTTGCCATCGCTCAATGTTTAATGAATGTAACCCAAATTGTTTTCCCTGTCTTGCCTGTAAAATCTCCGAATAGTGGCTCTACTGGAAATGCCTTTATCAATTCTTTTGCCTTTATGTTTGCCTCGTTCCATTTGAATATTAGCACACCATAATCATCAAGCACTCGCCAACATTCCTTGAACCCTGCCACTATATCTTCCTTCCAAGTTTCTTTATTCAGTAGTCCGTATTTTTTATTGATTACGCTTTTCATACTACCGCTTGTCAAATGTGGCGGGTCATAAATCACCATCTTAAATGATTTGTCGGCAAAAGGCATTTCCCTAAAATCGGCAATAACATCGGGCTTCACGCACCAATTTGGGTTCCAGTTATTATTGAACGCTCCTTTATCAACCTCTCTACAATCCATAAAGAGCGTATGTTCATTTTGTTTATTCCACCAAAACATTCTGCCGCCACAGCAAGCATCTAAAACCAATTTTCCACCCGCAAAAGTTTTTTCAATTTTTTTGTTCTCCGTAGGAAGTTCGGTGGAAGCTACTGCTGGTAACAAGGGGTTGCCGCAAGTTGGCTGTGCTTCGTTTGAAATATTATCGTTAAATTCTATCATTTGTTCTTCGTTTTAAGTTTTGTGGAAGCCAACCTGACGGCAACCCCCGAACCGTTATGCTCAATGTTTTAAAATTTTCCAACCGCACGTTTTCCATTCAGTTGAATCTATCAAACAATAATAAGAACATAATGAATCGTCTAATGGATGGTGCTTTCTCATTCCTAATCCTTTGCCTGATTCGTTCCTATCAATATTCACGTTTACAAAATTTGCTATGTCATAAAGCGGATAAGGCATATTCCATTGTCTTGCCTCAATATCATCATTAACAACAGCGTTTAAAAAGTTCGTTTCAACTGGGTAATTTACATCACTAAATACTTTGCAGTTGTCTTTGTGTTTCATATACCATTCATAAAACGCTGTTCTTAATTCCGTTCCAGTTTTGCAAGTTGGTATTCCAGTTTGTAAATGAGGCAAAACATTTTCTTTCACCCAATCGTTAGCCTTATCCGCTACATCAGTTGAAAGCATAGCAAATTTTTCAATTATGTGGTTATTGTCATCTGCAATTATAGCACCAACGGCAAAGGCTTCACCGTATAAACTTGTGCTTTCCACATCAAAAATCATTATGTTCTTTTTAGTATTCATATTATTGTTTTTTAAGTTTAATTCCTTCGCTAAAATTTTAAAACACTAAGCATAACAGCACCTAAATCGCAAGGCTCGTGCCTCGCCCAGCGTTTAGCCGCAAAACGTTAAAAGTTCTCCGCTACCCAACTCCAGAAACCTTTACCCGGTTTCTTTTTGGTTTTTGTGCCATCTGCCAGACCGCCGCCGGGTGCCTTGCCGTTTTTGGGTACTTTAGGCACGGGGTTGTTGGTGCGGTAGCGTTCGCGCGTGGTTTCCTTAGTGTCTGCAAGCCGGTCGGATAGGGTATCAAGTTTGCGTTTTGGTTTGCGCTTTGGGGTTGGTTTCTTTGCCATTGTTGTTTAGCGTTATTTGTAGTTTTTTGTGCAATTTTGCACTTCTGAAATTAACTGTTTCAAAAGTAGCATTTTTACGCTATATGTAGAAATTATTTTTTATATTTGAACAAGTTGATAGGCGAGTTAAACTTGTTGTGGAGTTTTACTTGGTTGTATCTTCCTTCTTAATTTGTTGCGTGAAAGGGTTAACCGGAAATGGTTAGCCCTTTTTTTGTATCTGAAATTATTTTTGTTACATGTGTAAACTGTTTTGCATTTTTGGTGTCTGATGAACCAAACACGCAATTATTAACAAATTTTGGAGAGAAGAAATGAACCACGTACTTACCTTTGTAATACAATATGTTTTTGTAGGCGGCATAGAACGCTACGAAAAGTTTGATGTAAAGTTTACCTCTACTCAAGAGGATAACGAGGATAATATCTTATTAGAACACCAAACAGACTATTTAACTTCTAAACTGAATGAATTTTTTGATAAAAGATTTCTAAAAGAGATATACTTACCTGAAAACTTTCAGTTAAGTCTAATAAAATCAGGATTCTTGAACCACATACAACATGATGCCGTGCGCGGCAAAATGAATGATGACGATTTAGGTATTACGGAAGTAAAAATACTTGAAAAAAATTCTCTACCCGGTTTACTAAACCTAACCAACATTTTATACATCAACATTGTACCCGAATAAAATTGTATATTGCGTTCCACTTATGGTACGCGCTACCTGATAACAGCGCATCTGTTACATTGTAGCCCTGTGCCAACCGCATAGGGCTTTTTTATTAACCAACATTTATACTACTATGGATGACCTAACAATAACCGCAACCTACCCCGCACCCATTAACCCCGAAATGCCTTGGGTAGAACTCTTTGCCAACACCGATACCGACGCACCCCTAATTATTTACGGACTCCTACGCCGCCGCGAAACTAACGGACGCTTTTATGTAGATCAATTTGCAATCGAATCAAACGGCACCGTAACCGAGTACGCACCCGTACCGGATTTTACCTTAGAAGATGTTTTCTTAACCGTGTTTTTTGGCGGGGAGGTAATCTAATGGGGAACGAAGTTCTTAGTTTTAGCCAGATGTACCGTTTAATGATTTACTTTGCACATAGTACATTAGTAATGTATTCCGGTTCTATAAAAATCAACAAAGACTCTATGAGTATTTCTGAATTTAGAAATGCAAATGCAGATGTACTAAAAAGAGTAACAGCCGAAGCATGGTCGCTAATGAAATACGAGTTATCGGGACACCAAATGGAAAAAGCAATCGCCGTATATCTGCAATCAACGTATAACCCACAACATATAGAAGATACCGAAGTGGCTAAATTTACCGAATAAGTCTTATTCCACTTATTTGATATATCAGGAAATTTGTTATCTACTCGACTACACTCTACTACTATTTTACACACAACATGCAGGAACCAAACATGAATATAGAATCAACCAACAACCACATTGATACAACAATGAATTTGATTTACAATCTTGTTGCCGACCACGTTGCAAACAACACTGCAACACTAACAGAACCAGAACAAAAGGCACTGCGAAGCGAATTAGCCCGCATTGCTAAAACGGCAATCTTAGATAACCAGAACATGATAAATGCGTTAATGAACAACAGTTATCAAGATGTAAAATAATTTGCTATCGCATTGCCGCACCGCACCGGCAACAACCAAACAACCACCACCTGCGGGAGATAATATCACCACAAAACAAAACCCTACACCAACCACGATGTAGGGTTTTATATTGCTAACCGTTTTGCCCCGCAAGTACAACGGCCAAAAACAATACCGTTGCCCGGCGCGGCTCTGCGTTAGCGGGAAATTCGTTCTTGTAAAATTGTTTGCAACCTATTGTATAGTTCCTCTGGAGTTATTGCCGGGTGTTTTTCTGAACCAAATACTATTTGAACATCATACGTGTTTGCGGCTTCATTTCCGTAGTGGTCTGATATTCTAATTTTAATAGGATTACGTTCACCATTCCAAAATATATCAGAATAGTAACTTTTGGTTGTTATTGCTTTATGCCCATTACCGTACCCTGTGTATTTGGGAATGTTATTATCCGTTTTGAATTGTTCTATGGTTTGTAAATACAATGGCAAATACTCTGCATATTCCTTTTCCGTATTTACTGCTTTGATATAATTACTATTACTATTTGTACGTTGGCGCAACACCGTATTTATTGCTTCTTGGCGTGTGGTAAATGCACCTTTTACACCTGTATCATAATGGTTATGTCCTTGTGCGTAATACATTGGTTTACCTGTTTTTTTTGATACACTTTGCCATGAGGAAATGTTGTTTTCCGTGTCCGTTTGATGTTCTGAATTTTCATTATCTCCAAGTGTATCGGTAGTAATTTCTATTGTACCAATTTTTGATGGATCTAAAACCATTCTAACAGTAGATTGTTCAGTACCACCGTTGTAGGAATCTAAAACACCAAGTACATCAATACAATCAAACTTTAGATAATTGCCTATTGCCGCTATAACGTCTGTTTTAATACCTTTGTTATCCTTGATGCTATAATTGAACATAGATAATACCGTATTAAATTTTGATTCTGAAACACCGGAGTTTAGAAAACCTTGTTTTACCTTATTTAGAGATATAAACCTAAATGTATCACCGGTGGCAACTATTCTTACTATTCTACTGCAATTCACATCCACCTTATATACTTTCCCAATAGAATTTTGATAATCAAAAGCCCTGTGTTCGTTGGTGTATGTTTCTGCAACGGAGTATTTGTTTGTTAAAAATAACGGTTTTGGAAAACTATAATTTTCTTTGTATTCCGTAACCTTGTTTAATAGTTGATGATATAATGCCTCGTTACCATTTTCTTTAGCAGTTTTGATTTGTTGTTGTAAAACATTAAAACCGTCGGGATTTTTAATATAGGTTACTGTTATTGTCGGTTGAGATAAACTACCGTTTTTTTTTTCAAATTCGGTTGCGTCGGGTGTTCCGTGATACCAAGTTTCGTTATTGGTGCCACTATCTCCAAGAGTATCGGTAGTTTGAGATTCTACTACGGGTTTTGCGCCGGAGTTATCAATCAGGATATACCCGTCGGAGTTTTCTTTTAGTTCATCAAAGGCGGCGGTTCCGTTCATAAAGATTTCGTCTATTACAAATTTTGGTACGTAACGCCCCGTTTTTTGATAACGGCTCATGGCGCGTTGTATTGATTGTTCCTTGGTTACTTTTACGTACATTATCAATACTTTGTAGCCCAATTTACGAAGTTTATCCAGAATTGGTTTATAGGATTTTGCCTTGTTCATGGTGCCATCTACAATAATGTTGTAGCGGCATGGGTTACCAAGTGTATCAAACAATTTGTTGTACACGTCTTTTACTTCTTCCTGGGTGCTGTTTGCGTTCCAACCTTTGTACTCCGGTAGGTATTCGCGCATTTTATCAATGTCTATTATTACGTAGTCCTGAATGTTAGGCACATACTGTTTTAATAGTGTGCTTTTACCACTGCCGCTTGCGCCGCCTGTTAGTATGGCAACGGGCTGTGTGGTTGCGGGTTCGCATTGTTTGTTTTTGGTGAAGTCATCTATGATGTGTTGGTGAAGCTGTAACCGTTCCGCTGTGTAGTTGTTGGTTGCGCCGTCCCAATTTTTCCATTTAGTTGGTTGTTCGTTTTCAATACATTCGTCTAACCGGCGTATGCAGTCATCGGTTATACACCGCGTACCATTTGGGTACACCGGCGGGCAAGAGTTGGGTACAAAGTCATCGTCGGAGAGATACTCTTGTTTTTTAACAACGGTAATATGTACGTCGTTATCGGAATGTGTTAGTAACATAGTAACAAATTGTGTTAACTCCATTCTTTGATGTACTTGTTTTACTCTACCGTCTATCCAATTTTCTTCACGGTAACGTGAATATTTTATATCAATCTCATTGTTTTTAGTATTAATGTTTTGTATTTCTATCCGTGTACGCGGTGCGCCCATTGTAAACCCTGATGTTATACCACCAGATTTTGTACGATATTGAAGAGGAACAACATAAGTTATAACATCTCCCTCGGTAATTGTGTGATATTCATCACCTAACTTAATAGTAAAACTATTGTTGTTGTACTGAACACGGTAAGTTACTTTCACACAAAATGTATCTTCTAATGTTGCAAGTCTATCACGTATCACGGTTGCGGTTGTATCGTCCAATACATCGTATTGTATTGCTTGGGCAAGGAGATTTTGTACTTCGTGTATTTTACTGCAAATACTTGTGCCGTCTGCCAATACATCTACATCGTCCGGTTCTATTACTGTTTCAGGTTTAATAAGTTCCGGTGGTGTTGTTTCGCCACATTGTACGCACACAAGTTCGCCTGCATGTATTTGTTTGATAACGTCCTCTACAAACATTTCTTTTTCAGATTCGCTTGTACTCTCATAGTAATATGATTTTGTATCATAATTATATCTATTACCTTTCCATTTATGTCTGTTTTCTCTTTTGAATTTTACTTCATACGCATCGGCTTCTATTACAGTATATGTTGTAATACTTCCACCATCGTCGTAACTATTTTTTCTTTCATTCTTAAACACCATCCCCACATCAATAATTTGTTTTTTGGGTTCGCTGTTTAATAAGAAGCGAGACTCCAGACGTTTTGCATGGCGGTCTTGCCCAAAATCAACATCGTAAAACCATTCTGCAACTTCCGTACCTTTTGTATCAATAGTACGCATGTTCTTGCGTACTCTGGTAACGGTTCCTTGTTCGCCGTAGGCAACACTAACAAAACGTAAATCGGCGGCGGCACGTACAACATCGTTTTCGGCAAAGGCGGCCACGGTGTTAGTGCGGTAAGCAAACGATTCCGGCATAACAAGGTTCAAACATGCGTTCCACAAGTTTTTACATTCTGCATAATCTCTGTCATGGAATTTGCGCCCATAATACTTGCCGTTGTACTTACGGTAGTTTTCGTCGGGTGCAACGGTTAAGCCATACTCCTTAATAAAGTCTGCGTTTTCGGTTGCCCATACATCTAACTGCTCTTTACTTTTGCATCCAATACTAATTAACGTACTTTTTGGTGTACCGGATAATTCCACATATATCGAAAACCTACCGGGTAACTCCCAACCATTATACCGCATGTTTTTAGCGGAGAACAAACGGTGTTTTGTTTTTTGCAAAGAGGTATCTTTTGTTTTTAGTGCGGCTATTGCATCCTCGCCACCGTTTTCGGCTTGGCGCATGGTGCTAATGGATAGTGCTTTCATTTCGCCCTTAACCGTAGCATTTAGCGTTACAAACTTCATGGCAAGTAAGTTTTTAAGCCACGCATCTACATCTATGCCTTGTGCAAATAAGAAATGGCATTCCGACCGTGATTTTGTATTTGCCCTAACAATACGGCCAACTGCCTGAACAACATTGATAAACGAAAGTGGGGAAGTAACTACTATCATGCTTCGCGGGGCGGTGCCTACCGTATCATCAAGGTTTAACCCTGTACCGCCGGAAGTAATGGTGCCTATCAATATTCGCCTTTTACGCGACTGAAAATCCGCAACATTCTCTAAACGCCGGTAATCTTCGTATTCGTTTTTTGTACCAACAATTACTCCTACTTTGTCCTCGCCGTACATTTTGGCAAGAGTATTTTTTAACATCTGCACTGCGCCGGGTTTAAGTTCGCCGGTTGCCCGTGTTTCGGTTTTACCTTCTTCTACGGTACTAACCCAAATAATAACACTACGCCCACGCGAAATCGCTTCTTGGGTTAATTCTATTGCCTGTTGTAGTTTGTATTGTTCTAAGGCGATAAGTTGAGAGAGGAATATCTCGCCCCAATTTGGGCGGCCTTCGTCGGGGGTTAAGCGTTCCTCTATGGCTTGCATCATACTGTGTGCCGATGTTGGTACAACAATATCGTGCATCTGCACATCTAAGTTTTTCATTTCCAATTCACGGCGAATCATGTGTCCCGATTCCGTTAACGTGTCAAACGCTCTGCCCATTCCCTCTGCAATCAATTCTTGCGGATAATCATTTATAGGTTTCCAATAACCGGCGCGTACTTGTTGACCATTTTTGTTAAATGCGGCTTCTTCCCATACATAACCAATATCATTCATAAGCCGTTCAAATTGATCTTCGTTTGCAAACAACCCGGCACGGCGCATGTACAAAATATCGCCTGCACGGTCAGCCGGTGTTGCGGTTACAAACATCTGATTATCTACATTTGTAGAAATAGCATAACCCATTTCGGCACGTGCGGCAGTTGCATCGCCAACTTTGCCAACATTTTTTACTTTGTGGGCTTCGTCGTAAATCACCAGACTCGCATCACCAATAAGTAATAACGCGGCTTGTTTGCGGGCTTGGTTTAACGCCTCTTGCATCTGGAATAGTTCAACATGTTCCGGTTCGTTCCAATACTTTGTAGTTAGTTCCTCTTTTCCCGCTTTTATAAAATCGGAGTACCCCGTAGGTGTGCGCTTGCCGTTTACCTTTGGGAACTTTGCATCGCCTTCGGCTTCTAAGTCTTGCCGTAACTTTTTATAGCGTCGGTCTAACTCTTTTACTTTTTCGCGGGCTATGGCAACTTGCCCCATTTCTTTATCAACTATTTGCCATGTACTAAGTTCGTTGTACGTACAAACATTGATTCCGGGAAACAGCTTTTTATATCCAAAACGGAAAAGACGCACTTGTGTTGGTGTATCATCTGTAATTTCACCATCGTATAACCCCGAATAATTTTTAGGACGTTTGGGAACTTTGGAATCGTCAATCACAATTTTATCCGGTGTTTCCATACCTAACTTCTGTGCATCGGCAAATACACTACTTTGTATAACTCTATCATCTACCGTAAACATTAATACCGGCTTACCCGTAGTTTTATAGAAGTGTTCGGCAACAAGTAAGCACTGCATTGTTTTACCCGCGCCTGTACCATCGGCAAGTAAAAAACCGCCGATGTTATTCATACTTTCTATGGCAAGATTTGCGCCGTCTATCACGTGTTTTTTAAGGAACGGCATAGTAAAGTATTTTGCCGCAATGTAATTACGTTTTGGTGCTTGTGTTAACTCTGCATTACTTGTAATAATCTCTGCCGGAATAAACGTAGTATCTTGTTCTACCTGTTGTGAGTTTATATCAATAGCAGATGCCTGATATTTTTCTAACAGTTCTTTGGCTGATGTTTTTTCGGTTACAGTTTGCGCTTGTTGTAGTTTCTTTTGCAGTTGAACAATACCGATGTTTATAAGTATTTTTCTATCATGGTGTACGTTGTATTCTTCTGCCCTTATTATATCCAAATGCAAATACTCTGTATTGCGTTCCAACCAACCGCGAAACGTAACGGCATCTTTGCGGCTATTACTCCAAACACTGCCCTCGCTTAGTAAGGCAATAAGGACACCACCGGGTTTTAACATCTGGTAGGCACGGCGCACATGGCGTATATCCATACCATTGTTAAATGGTGGGTTCATTACAATAACGTCGTAGTATTCACCGGAATCAAACTGTGTAAAATCACTACCAACAACATTGTAATTTTTTAGTGTCAGGATTTCGCGGCGTAACGGGTTTATTTCGCATACATCAATAGTTGCCGTTGGTGAGGCGGCGCGTATCATATCGGCAATGTTACCACGCCCCGCACTTGGTTCTAATACTTGCACATCGTTACTTTGTAATAATGTGCGTAAGGTTGTTCCGTTAATATCGTAGTCTAACATGTAACGCTGAATAATATCGTCCGGCGTTGGGTAGAATTGTTCCTCTTTGCTTTCCTCGGTAAACGCACGGTCTAACAAATACGATAACCGCAATTCTATTTGTTCCGGTGTAGGTATGCCGTTTTGTGTTTCCCAAAGTTGGTTAACAGCTTTTATTACGTCCGTTTCTTGTTCCGGTGTAAGAGTATCATTGCGATATGCAGTAAGGTTTTTACTTGCCGTATCGCGTTGTGTACGCAACACCGATAATGATGCCTTAATTTTTTCGGCATATTCTTTTTTGGTTTTGTTCCATGTATCGGGAACAGTTTCAAGTTTATCTATATCGTTACGCAGTTGTTCTACGGCGTTACCGTAGCGTACTACTTCGGCTGATAACACCGAAGCGCGAACAATCTCGGTAAACCGTTCTTTAGTAACTGTTTCCGGTACGGTACACGCATTGCGCCGTTTTATACCTGCAAAATCTATTTGCGGGTACAGTGAGGCAAGTTTTACAAATGCGTGTTCTATGGCAGGGATATACTCTGCGCTTAGTACATCGCTACATTTGGCTTGGATAAACAAAGAATATACTTCTTCAAATTTTAGGGCTATCATTGGTGTATTGGTTTAATGGTACTTACGCGGCTTTTTTATTCTGAATTGCGCTTTGTATCAATGCTTTGATTTCGTCAAGTTGTTTAATGCCCTCTTCCTCGCTTGGTGCTTCGGTTTTGGGTACAGGTGCCGGTGCTGGTTCAACCTTTTTTATTGGTGGAACTGTTTCTGCTTTTTTGGGTGCGGGTTTTGGTGTAGGTGTAGGTTTTGGCGTGGGTTTCTCGGCTTTCTTACTATCTTTAATAAGCCAATCCATACCGCCTACAATCTTTTTGGCAAGTTGTTTGAATGTTAATGGTTTTTCGGTATCATTCATATCTATTACAGCGGGATATTGCCCGTCTGTTTTATCAAAGTTCACCTTAAACTCACTCCCGTTATCCAATATTTCAAAACTGTATTTTTTATAAGTTGCATGAAGTACGTTTGGAGTTTCTGAATCATACTTAGTTGTAGTTACAAGTTTTTTGATTTCTTTTTCTAACATTTTACCGTTGTGCATTTCATTTGCATCACCTGTATAACCGGCAAAATCAAACGCGCCGTATTTACGCCCGGTTTTTAATATCGGTGTAGTCGTATCTTTCTTCTCAACTTTTTTTGGCTCTGCTTTCTTTTCGGCTTTTTTTGGTTCCGATTTCTTCTCGGCTTTTTTGGGTGCGGGAGTTGATTCGGCTTTGCCAAAGATTTTACGGAGTTCTGCCATTGTTTTGGTTTCAAATTGTTTGAGTGATATTCCAAAACGATTCTGAAGCATTTTATCAATTACACTTTGCCCGTTGGAAATAGGACGAAACTTATCCGAATCTACACCACCAAGTTGTGCCGGTACATACTTTTTTATCTGGATGCCGTTTGCCGATTTTAGCGCATAAGCACGGTAGTATGCCCCAAGTTCTTTTTTGAACGCAGTAAAACGCTCGTTAAGGCGTTTTGCACGTTGTATGTCTTTGGGATCGGCGGGTGATTCTTTGCGCTGTGCGGGTGCCTTGCCGCCTTTATCTCCTAATCCTGATGAAGATGAACCGAACCATGATATTATCTTCCACGGTTTTGGTGGTTTTTGATTGTTAACTGCAAATAAACTCATAGTTGTAAGTGTTTGGTGTAATAAAAAAAAGCGCACACAATGTTATAGTGTACGCTTGTGTGGTTTTTTACAATGTATTTTTATACATATCAATTATTTTTTTATTTGCATTTTTTAACCACTGAGTTGATTTTTTTGATAAATAAATTTGCTGATGTTGAAGTTTTTTTATAGAAATATTTTTCGACTTTTCTTCACCGTCATAAACAGAATTATAATTCACCACTTCGTCAATAAATCCCACATGTTTTAACTTACCTCCTATAAATTCTACATATCTTATATGACATTGAATAAAACATTTGTCTGGCATATAATATATAATTTCATAGTCAGTACGCACAATAATTTCACTATCTAAATTGGATGAACGTGTGTCATTTAATTTAATATATGTATCAACTTGTTTAAGATAAGATGGATTTTTTATTGCTAATTCAATAAGTTCCTCTATTAACTCGATAATTTGTGCATTTGAAACATCTGCCATCTGATTACCCTTCTTTTTGTTAGTTAATAATTTTTTACGTTGGTTATGACGAGTTATTATTTTTTTAGGTTTACTAACTAAGTTAGTATTATTATCTCCTAATCCTGATGAAGATGGTCCGAACCACGAAATAATCTTCCAAGGTTTTGGTGGTTTCTGGTTGTTAACTGCAAATAAACTCATAGTTGTAATAGTGTTTGGTGTAATAAAAAAAAGCGCACACAATGTTATAGTGTACGCTTGTGTGGTTTTTGGTTTTTTAGCCACGCCCCGGTGCTTTGCGGGTGTGTGCTTTTACATAGACTACTTTGCGTCCTTTTTTCTTGCCGGACGCTTTCCCACGTTTTGCCATGTGTTTGCCCTTTGTGTTAAGTGATACATACTGAATTATGGGTATGTTACTGAATTGTTGGGTTCGCTACCATCGGCAAGGTACGCCGCGCCGGTTATGGCACTGCCAACAATACTTGTTACAATGCCTACGCCTATACTTGCTACGGTTGCCCATCCGTATTTGCCTACAAATGTTTTATTGTTCTTGCCGTATTTTTCGTACACGGCTACACCGGTAAAGGTTGTTACTAAGGCACTTGCCACCATTGTTGCTATGCCTGCACCTGTTCCCAATACTACGCCACTAAGCGGTTCGCCCTGGCATGTTGTGTTTTCCATTATTTTCTCCTAAAAGTTTAATAAATGATATTGTAATCCTATTGTTATGTACGCACCTGCGTTTATGCCGGTTATGCCGTAGCCCGCGCCAATGCCCGTTGTTACGCCAAGCCCCCAATGTGGGTTGGTTGTTTGGGTTATGATAACATCGCGTACTTGTATGGTACGTGGTGCGGGTTTATAGGTTATTGCTAACGTGCGGTGTATTTCCTCGTAATGGGCGCGTATGGTATCGTTGGTGGGCTTTACAATGGTATCAAGTGTTACAGTGCTTGTTACACCTTTGTTTTGTAGTTCCTTTTGCAGACTATCTTTTTGTAAGAGTAGTTGTTTGATTGTTGCGCTATCGGTAATATAATGATTTTCTATTTCAATTCTTGGTATTAGTTTTTCCCGCACGATTACCGTTTGCGGAAGCGTTACGGTTGTGTCGCGTTGGATAACGGTTACTTGTGCAGGCGTTACGGTACGCTCTGGCGATAGCGAAGAACAACTACGCAAAAATGCGGCTTGCAGTACGTTACTTAACACGTACAATACTACAAGCGCAATGTAGGTTTTATATTTTTTGAAAAACTTTACCATTTATGTACCGGGCATTGGTGTTCGGGAAGTTTTACTTTGGCATCTACAAAACAACCGCACACCGTACACCGCCTGTTATTACCAAGTAACGGACAACGGTTGCATATCTCTAACCTTGCACGGCTTAATGGTGTTTCCGGGGTTACGCTTGCACGGGCAAGATTCTTTGCGCCGTTTATGTAGTAGTGAAGTGATTCCATGTTTATTTTCTGTATTCGTCAACTACCATTCCTACTCCGTAGCCAACATTTGCACCTAATATGGTTCCTATTACTTTGGCTAATGTAGATTTATTGTTGTAATGTTTACCTGCTAAAAAACCACCCACTGCACCTGTAATACCTAATACAGTTGGTATAACTTCTAATGTAGTTAGTTTATCAGTTTTTTCGGGTTGTGGAATTGGTGTAGTATTGAGATTTGTTGTAGAGTTCATTAAATTATCAATAGTAGATACTTCGCGCCATGCGCTTTTTTCCGCTACCCACATTTCTACTACTAAGATATTTTTTTCTTCACCATAATTTGATTCGTCTTTTATTATTGTTATGTTATTTGGATACTCTGCCTGTACCATACTAAAATAACTTCTAAATGTTACAAAGTCTCCAAACGATACATTACGTATTACGTACCATCGGTAATAGCGTGATTCCGGTTCATCGTCGTAAGAGAATATTTTTTTTTCGGTTGCTGAATCAAGATTGTTTGCGTAATCTTTTACCTCTTGGCGGTATTTACTAAGTGTATTGGCATCCGCCAATGTTGTTACATAGTAACTCATACTAACTCCTTTATGTTTTTATATAACCTTTTTGTTGTAAAATGAAAGTACCGGTTAACACGGCGGCGGCTGTTACAAGTAGGTACTGATACCCTTTGTAGCGTTCGGCAATAAGCGCGTATATCCAGATGTTTGATGTAGTGCCTTGTGTAAATAGTTGTTGTTCTGCCATGCGCCGGTATGCCACGCCTGTATGGTATTTTCCCGCTACATTGCAACAATCTTGTTTATTGGTAAACCATGCGGCGGCGGCTTGTATATCGCCTGCGGCAAGATATGTAAACAGTTGGCTATTACGGAACCCACCACACCCTTTGTTGTACGCTACCGATACACACGCATCGTATTGGTTTTGGTTTAACAGCGAAACATCTACATTGCGGTTAACACATCGTTCGGCTTCGGCAACGTGTACACGTAGTTGCGTTTCGGCTTCGGCACGGGTTATTGTTGCCGTGCTGTTTTTTGCCGGAGTGCCGTAACCAATAGAGTAGTGGTTTACGTCCCAATACGCCGTAGCCCTGAAACCTTCCAGACGCTTTAGTAGTTCTATGAGATTGTTGGATGCTTGCATTATCTTATGCTTTCGCAGTGCGTATGATGCCTACTACAAGTAAGGCGGCCACTGTTCCCGCGATAATATCCTCGTACTTGTTACGTGCGTTCCCCGTGAAGTTATCTGCAAGGTTGCCTGTATCAAATAAACTGCGTTCCATTTTGCGGCGCGTTATTAAACCGGGTAATACTTTACCACCCGATTTTATATGTTTAGGAAACTCATTACTTGCGCCTGCAATGTTTCCTTTTTTAATTTCTTTATACACACCTGTTTTCTGCCAACCACCACAACCGTAGTTAAATGCAAAACTTACTAAACCGTCGAATTGTCCTTGGGTTAATGCAACGGGGCATGTACGTTTTACGCAGTTTTCCGCATCTATTAAATCTTCGCGTTTTAGTTTTAGTGCTTGTTCTTTGGTGATGCACACGCCTTTCTTTTTCAGGTCGGCCGCGGTGCGTGTATGCCCAAAACCAACCGTCCAAAGTTTACCATATTTGTCCCAATAGGGGCAACTACTAAAACCCTCGCGGTCGGTTAACAGCTTTAGTACGTTATCGGTAACGTGTAGGTTTGCATTTGCCGGATTAAGGCAAGGCGGTGGTGCGGGTGCTTTATTTGTTACACCCTGTAACTGTGAGTAGTTATACATGTTTTATGTATCCTTTGGTAGTAAGCAATGTTAGTACGGCAGTTCCGGTAAACAGAATAGCACTGCCGTATAATGCAGTGCGTAGGTTTTTACCGTAGATTTCGCCGGGCATGTAGTTGGTATCGTTTGCGGCTTCGGTTGTTAGCCCTATGTGAACGTGGTCGGTATGTGGGTTGGTTCCTGAATATGTGCGCCAACCATCATACGCTTTATTGCTACTCCAGATTTTTTTATTGAAGATAACCTCTTGTATGCCGTACCAACCGGAATAATCCACCGCCCACTGCGCTAATTGTTGCATAGTAGAAAAGGACGCACCTATATCTATGGCGCGTCCCTCTGCATGTAACGATAATGTATTTCCCCCGCGAACATTGCGGCAATTATAAATTCCCATATCTTTTGTACCGTTCCAATTTTGCAATATGAGTTCACGGAGTTTTATAGCCCCCGGCTCTGCCGCACCGGTACATTTGGTTCCGGTGGAATCGTAATTGGTAGTATTTTTTTTGGGAAATAGTGGCATTATACTGTCGTGTTTTCTGTTTTACGTCGTTTTTTTGAATACATAAGAACATCACCTGCATCACTAACAACCGGCGGTAATGGAACCTCGAAATGTGTTTCTTCGTCGGGTGTAGTATCTTCTACATCTTCGTCATCGTAACATGATAAATACGTTATCACATCATTTATTAACGCCTGTTTCGAGTTTGGCGAAAACATCAATTCATAAAGTTCTTGTTTATTTTTTTCGGTTAATTCATGGTTTAAGGTGTTGTTCTTAAACCATTCCTCAAACTCTTCTGTTTTTGCAACTTCTAAACATTGTGCGTATTGCAATGATTGATCGCAATCGGAACAACCTTGTTCGGATTGTTGCATTTGCGATATTGCCGAAAGTTGTTGAAGTAATGGCATAAGTACGGGTAATGCGTTTACAATACCATCACTTACTTTGTTAAGTAGTTCGTTTATTGTTAAACCTTTTGGTTTTGGTGCTGTGCGTTCTTGTTCTTGTACGTATAAATCGTACAGTGCTTCTGCACGGCGAATTTCAAAATCGTTTTTTGCGGCTATCATAAGCGCGGTAATTTGTTCTAACATTGTAGTTCCTTGCGGTTACTGAATAAAATATGTTGTTTACTTTTGATACGTTGCTTGTACGCCACGAAGTTTTCTATCTTCGGTACGTTTTCCAATCCACAATAACGCTTCGTCGAGTTTTGTAATTGCCATTGATGTTTCTCTGGATGATAATTCACCAACATTAACAGACTCTAAATATTCTTTGGCAGTCTGTATTAGTGTTTCGGTGAAAAGTCCCTCTTGACGTAACAAGTTTTCATCATCTTTGTTACCTTTACAAAACTTTATTTCAATACCTTTTCCATCTTCAATACCATTATTGGTAACTGTATATGTAGGTACGTTGTACGTTGCGCCGGGTATTACCGGCTCTATTGTTCTGGGGTGTTTCATTGTAGTTCCTTGCGGTTACTGAAAAAAATAATTAGTAGTGTCCAATAAGTCCGAGAACGTCCATTCCGGCAAGGTCGTCGTCAATATCGCGTGTGCGGTAATAAATGCCGCCGCCGTCGCGTTGGCTTCCTTTTACGCCGGATGATGTGTTGCCCTCTATTGTTTGTACAAGCCAAAAGGCAAGTACCTTTGTTATGCGTCCTGTGTGTCCGTTTGGTTTGGTGCTGAAGCCCCACACAACAATATCACCAACTTGCGGTTTATTTGTTAGTGCTTTGCGCCCCGTTTGTTTTGCACTGTTCCAGATTCCACGCGCCAAAGCAGTTACGGCAATGGGAATTTTTTTTATGGTGTTACACATTGCTACTGCACACTTAAACCCAAAAACAACAAACGCGGCACAGTACGGGTTGCCCTCTGGCAAGCCCACTGCCGCAAGTATTTTTTTTATTTCGGTGCCGTCGTTACGTCCGGTTTTTTCGGTAACACCTGCTTTTGATTTCATTACGGCAAGTGATGTGTACCAAATGCACGAATCGGCGGGTACTACAATGCGGTTTAGGTTATTGGAGAAACAGGGTTTTGTACCCGCCAACAACATACCCAAAGTACACCAAAGCGCACCCAATAAATATGTACCCAAGCGTTTTGATTCCATCACTGCTTTTAGTAAAATTGATATGAGTAAAACACCATTGCGCGAATGACGCGCTTATGGTAACGATTGCACAACCCAAAACTGTTTCGGCAAGGAGTACAACTGTTTTGCGTAGGTCTTCGCCGTTGTTTTGTAGTACAAATAATGATAACAATGTTATTGTTATCATGGTGATCCATCGGTTAATTGTCATCGGTGTTTTCCTGTGTTATAATGAGTGATTTTTTTTGTGTGCGGCTATCAAGCCATGTACGGTATGCAATGTAAGCACGAACAAAACCGTATATACCTGTTCCTACCATTGCAAACGTACTTGCTATATCTGTTATACTCATATTATGCCCCATATCTAATAATTTTTCTACAAGGGAACCGTGCCATGCGTGTATGATTGCCGCTATCATACCTATCCATGCCATAATTTTATTGAACGGGTTTTCAATAATATGTTCCTGAATGTAGTGTATCATTTGTTTACTCCGGTGTTTCTGTTAGGATTGGCATAAGCCCTTGCATCGCTGTAACCGTTATCCGGTTTTGTTTGTTTTGGGCTTCGCCATCGCTAATATTTAGTTTGTTGTAAGAAATTGTTTTGAGTTCTACGTTTACCTTTTCTTTGCGGTATTCGCTGATTGCGTTGTTAAACTCTGTTATGTGTTCCTGAGATACCACGTTCGGGTTGGTAGCATCGGAATACTCTTTTACGTTGGTGTTGTGATATTCTGTTACGTCGTCCACAATCGGTTTTAACACTTTGCGGTTGTGTATAATGCGGAATGTTGTATCGCCGTCGAAATAATTTTTTGAGGCAATGTTTCCATTTTCATACGCCGCAATTTCCATTTCCATTAGTGCGTTGTATATATCAATACATTCGTTTCTGGTTAGTTCCACTGTGCAATCCTTTGTAATAATTAAACAATATCTATTTCTTGTTCAAGTTGTAGTAACGCATTGCGTAACATGGTTACGTTTTCGGTTACGTAGTCTTTACCGTGTTCATCTTTTGCAAGGTACTCTCCGGCAAGTGCAAGGGCAAGTTCTACCTTGGCCGCGCCCTGTGCCGTCCGCGAAGCAGAAGAATCATCATCTACTGTATAAAAGCGAATGTTTACGTTTACATGAGGCGATGTTGGTGTTTGCAAGTAGCAATACTCTAATGTTGCTATGGTTGCGCCGCACCACCGCGCCGAAGGTTTTATTTGTAGTTCGGTTGCCATGTGTTTAACTGATTGGTGTATAATTGAGTTTGTTGATTGTTAGCCACTTTGCAAATTCTTCGTCGGTTATCCAGTTCTCGGATTCTTCGCGTGTGAAGGAACATGTACTACCGAGTACAAGCCCACCGTTTTGGTCAAACACTTGGTATTGTGCTTGCCCGTAAGATGGATCGTTTTCGGCCGCACCAAGGTTTACGGCTTGTATTGCAAGAAATTTTACTTTGGTGTAATCGGGAGTAACTACCGGTTGAATGTTAATTGTAATCATGGTTTATGCGCCTCCTTTTGGGTAATATTTTATAGTAAATGTTGTTTCGGTAATATCGTTAGATGCGCCGCCTTGCCCGGTAAATTTTACTACAACCGACGACGTTAATGCTACGGTATCGCTTGATACACATACGCTACCACTTACGGTTGTTTCGTTTATAACGCCATATATTTTTTGTGCCGATGAACCTGTGCGTATTACCGTAAACTTCATTACTAATTTGTTTGCGGCATCGGTACTTGCATCGTACGTAAACGAAAAACCTCCGAAATAAAATTTGATAGTTTTTGCATTACCGTTATTAACCGTTGTAAACGAACCTTCTACTTCTATTCTATCGCCATCGGTGCCAAGTATGTTTGCACCAAGCGTTGCGTTAGATAAGTCTGTTTCGGTTGTTGATGTATTACTTGCATTTGTTGTAGATGTATAGTACACACCACCAACGTCCACCATTTTGTTATCGGTTGCAAGCCCGTTGCGAACGGACGTTTTTCCGGTGTAATCGGACGTTAAGAAATTTAAAGAGTTTTGTGTGTCCTCTATAAGTAAAGCATACAACCCTGAACCGGATGCACCGCGTGTATCTATACCCACAAGTGTTTGTGTTCGTGTTTGCCCGGAACTATTTGTTTTGAAACGTCCTGCATACGCACTTGTACCAACTTCGCCCCATATTGCCGCACCGTTAGCCGTTGACGCGGCGTAGATAGCGTAATCGGCATTTGCTATAATTGCCTGCCCATTTGTGGCTGTATTGTTGGCTAATATTGCACCGTAGGAGTTTGTGTTTGTTTCGGCTTTTATTGCTGTAATGTTAGCCGATGTACCGCCTACATATAATGTGGGAAGGGTATCGCCGGAGATCCAAGGTAGTTCTACAATACCAAGTGTTGGTAACGCAGTTGCACTACTATTGCGAAATGCAATTTTACCGTTTGCAAAAAAGTTACTGTAAATGCCAGATGTTATTTGTATTTGAAATAACGATGTGGATGAATTTTCGTTTGTACCTGAAACTACGAGTGCCGCATTTGAAGTTGCGGTAGGATTAATACGCCCTAAAAACAGACAGCTACTTGTAGCCGCACCTGTAATAGTTTGTGTTATAGATACTTGTTTGGTAGTATTGTTAAATATAAAGTCTGAACTACCACCAAACGCACCGGCATTATTAAATTGTATGTTGGTTGTTGAACCACCGGGTGAACTACTACTAACAGTTGCCCAACTTAAAACACCACTACCGTTGGTAGTAAGATATTGCCCGTTACTATACGTGCTGTTAAGATGTTCTGCAACAATCTGTTGAAATGTTGGTGTGCCTGTACTTGTTGGTGGTGCGGCAAATATCTTACCTGCCGTTTGTGTTGCAAGTGTTCCTGTTAATGTGCCGGTGGTTGTAACAGGGGAACCTGATACCGTAAATATTGCAGGTAATGATAAGGCAACACTTGTTACCGTGCCTGTTGGTTTTGCTACCCAACTTATAACACCTGCGCCGTCGGTTTGGAGTATGTTGGTGTTGGCAAATGTTCCGTTTAAGTGATTGGCTACAATTTGTTGAAACGACGGCGTACCTGTACCACCTGCGGGCGCGGCAAAGATTAAGTTTTGATTTTGGTCTGCCCATGTTCCTGTTAGTGTACCACTTGTGGTAACGGGTGAACCTGTTACGGTTAACTCGGATGGTAATGATAACCCAACACTTGTAACAGTGCCAGAGCCGCCTGCGGTTGCCCAACTTAACACACCCGCACCGTTTGTAGTTAATACTTGCCCGTTGCTGTATGTGCTGTTTAGATGTTCGGCAACCATTTGTTGAAATGTTGGTGTACCTGTACTTGTTGGCGGTGCGGCAAATATCTTACCTGCTGTTTGTGTTGCAAGTGTACCTGTTAATGTGCCGGTTGTTGTAACGGGTGAACCTGTTACTGTAAATATAGCGGGTAAGGATAGCCCAACACTTGTTACGGTGCCAGAGCCGCCGCCATTTCCACCTGACGGGTTTGGTTGTATTAAAGGATAACTGCAACTCATATAGTTTTATAGTAAGTTTAATTTTTTTAGTTCTTCGCGGACTTTACTTTTTACAAGAGGCATTACAATACTTGGTATTGCGCTGAAATTGTATTTGAGTAATAGTTTGATTGCTTCATCCGGTACGTTATCGTTGAAATATACTTGCTTTTGACCGTAACTGCCTGCCTGCCTGATTTTTACAAACGATTTTACTTTTGCATCGGTTTGTATGTATTGTTCAAGCTGTGCAAGTTTTTGTTTGCCTTGCGCTGGTGTTAGGTTGTTGTATTTGATTTCGTTCATTAACTCAATAAGCGCGTCGGGTATATCTTTGAACATCATTACTGTTTTCATGTTAATACCTCCGGTGCGTACATGTTTGGTTCGGCTGTGGGATCGTACTGTGCCATTTGTTCTTGTTGTTGTACTTGTTGCATACCACCTGCCGGGTTTATTTCTTGTTGGTTGTTGTTGCTACGTTTAGATAGAAACTCCGTTAACTTAATTACTGCCGCTTGTATTGCTAATTCTGCAACGGGTTTGCCCATGCTTAATAAGCCGGTTAGTGTTTCTTGTTGTTGCTTTTGTATTTCAAGTTCGCCAAACTTCATTTCGTCGCGCAGGGTTTCTTCTATTGCTTTTTGCTTTAGTTCGATTTCCGATTCGTGTTGTTCTTTCATGGCTTTTAATTGATATTTTAAGTCCATGATTTCTGCGTCTTTTTCTTGTGTGGCTTCGTACACGGCTTGGCGTAATTCCATTTCGGCGTTCATGCGTTTTTGCGCTTCGTCGGATAAGGAATTGTTTGTGTTGGTTATTTGCTGTGTTAGCGTGGTGTTAAGTTTTTCGAGTTCTGCAACACGGTTACGTAAGTAATCGCGTTCGCGGATTATTTCGTTTTTGTATTGCTGTTCTTGTTCGTTATCGGCAAGTGCTGATTTTGATTGCGAACGTATTGCATCGGGTATGTTATCGTTATCGTCGGATAAGGATTCGTTTGTTGTTACAAATTGCCCCTCTGCTATCCATTGCTTTGCGCCTGTTTCATCATCTATTTTGTAGATGTTCCAGATTGATGTTGTACTTAGGTTAAATGGATTTTTAACCCAAAAGTCCGGTACACTGTTTATACCGTTTTTGTTGAGTATGCTTCCTTGGTAGGAATACTGCATACCTTTTCGGAATACCGGATTATCCTTTTCATTCGTTTTTTGATACGCCGGAGTGAACACACCTATACAGTATGTTGCGCCGGGTTCTATTGTTGTTTTTTTAGACATTGTAGTTCCTTTGGTTATAATCTGTATCGTACTTTTATTTCGCAGTGAACCGGGAAACGGTACAACTTGCGTGTAGATGCACTATCTACATATTGAAATGCACAAGCCGCAATCACAATGTTTTCGATGTTACGTAGTTGTGATTGTGGCTCAATGCAAAATGGAAAGTCATATCCATACGCTATATCCCCTAAGTTCTGGTTGTTTTCCGGGAAAAAGGATTGCGCGGCATCTATTACTGTTTGCCCGTTTATTGCTACATACGGACGAAAAAAATTAGGTTGCCAATTACCAACCATTGCATTACGGTATGGAGACGCTAAGTATTTATCGGTTGGGTTTGATTGTGAATTTTCAACTTCGGTGTTTAGCGTTGCATCCTGATACAACAATCCACCACTATCCGGTATTACATACGCAGAACCATTAACACGTCCATCGTACACAGAAAACGTAATACTTTCTACAAAGATTTTGTTTTCCATTGTTTTTGGCAGGTTGTAAATTCTATCATTGCGTGTGCGCGGACGTAGCAATGTAGTGTATGGATAGTTTAACATTGCCTGCGTTGGTAATGTTTGTGCGCTTTGCGCTAACTTTTCCATTTCTATAAATGCGGCTTCAACGGTGTTTGTTGCACCGGCATTATTCATTGGCGGATCTATTTGTATTGTAGATGTAAATAACATTACATCTACATTTGGAAATAGCGCGGCTATATCAGGTGAACAACTCATAGTTATTGTTTATTTGGGTTAAGCACTTTTTGTTGAAATTCTTTTTGCATTTGCAAAAACTCTACATAACTGTTTGCGGTTGTTTGTATGCCGCTTATAGTCATGTTGATATACATTGCGCCGGTGTAATTGGCTGTTGTACCTTTACTACTGTGAGTTACTGCAAATGTGTATTGCGATGATTTAGGCATAAACCAAAGGTTTACGGGTTTCTGGGAACTGTTTAACGATTGCGCCCAGGCGTAAATATCTACGGGGCTGTTATCGGTGTACGATACACCACCGTTACCACTTACGGCAATGGTAAACATATCGTTGTCTTTTAAATCTGGGGCTAAGTAGTTTAGGTTTGTACCATCACTTGCATAAATGCGAACTGATACATCTTGCACTACAATACCAAATTGGCTATCTAATGTTAAGAAATCGGTTACGGTTGAGTTTGGCGAAGTGAATGATAAATCTACATTGCGCCACGTTGGTGTCATTAAATCTTGTAACATGTTCTCTCTGTGGGTTAGTTACTCTTTTGTTTATTATTCTGTTCCGCAAGTGGTGTGCTGTTTGGTACGCCGCCGTGCGGTGCGGCTTGCGTTAGCATATACTTATTACTACAAAAGGCGCGGGGGGTTGGACGCAAGTGGAACTACAAGCCCCAACCCCCGTTGCCAAGTTTACCAATACATCTTAGATGTTAATTGGTGTCCATTCGCGCACTTGTAACATTACGGCGATGTAGAAACCACCTGTAAAGGTAACGCCTGCTATTGTTGGTGCATCTGGCGTAGCATTAGCAGTAGTGTTTAATGTTGCGGCTAACGTCCAAGTACCACCACCTGCATCTAAGGTAAATGTTGGTGATTGTTTTGCGCCGATGATTAACTCGCTGAATGAGCGTCCACCACGTTGGATTTGTGGTAGTTTATAGAAACCATCGTTGTTAAAGTTGTTAGGTAACAGTGTGTTGGACATTGAACCACCACCTGTTATGTAACTGTTGTTACCTGTTAACTCGAACAATGGTTTGTTGATACGGCTATCGCGTCCCGGTGTGGTATATTTAAAACGAACAAGCGTATCAAAAAAGTTGTTCGCTTTGTTTGTTATATCAATCGGATCGGACAACAACTGTAAGTTGTGAACAACTTTAATTCCCAATACTTCCGTCATAACTTGGTTATTTGGATAGTACGCAGTGTTAATGGTACTTAGCGTTGGGTTATTAAAAAACTGGAGATTACCAACCGTACCACTTGCCGCAAATGTTTGCATTGATATATGCGTTTTTAAAGTGGTAATAAACTTAGCATTGTTTTCCGGCAATGCAAACGCCTCAAGTTGTTCTAAACTTGTAAATGCGTTAATGTTTTGTACTTCTGTTGAAGCCATAACGAAACTCCTTTAATTAAAATAAAATGTTATCTGAAAATTTCTTTGTTACTGTTACATTGTTATGCGTTAGTTCATAGAGAACGCATTACTCATTTCATCCGGCAATAATGTACCTTGCCACATATCCGATAAGTTGGCAAAGTTGTTACCATCCATTAAAGCATCTGCGTACATTGCGTTATCCATTAAGCCATCTGTGTACATAGCGCGGTCGTTTAATGTGTTGGCAAAGTTGTTACCATCCATTAAAGAGTCTGCGTACATACTGCGGTCGTTTAGTTGTGGGTTATCGCCGCCGGGTGGTAGTGCTTGCGGGTAACGGTCTGATACACCGCCGCCGCTTGTTGGGTATGTTGCTATACGTGTGCCGTCGGGCAAGGTACGCATTACTGCACCTGTTTGTAACTGTTGGCTATCACCCATTGTTACAAGTTGCTGTGCATCGAACCGTGCGGCGTATTGCCCAAACACGGGTTTAATAATTGCGCCGTTACCTTTGGCAAACATCCAATGAGCCGTCATTGCGCCTGCTGTACCTGCTATCATGCCGGGTTTTTTAAACGCCGCACCCAGAAAGATACCTGCTGTTGTGCCTGTTAGCCACATGGGGTAGCCCGTTAGGTTGGTTTTGAACCATGCCTCTATTGCGGTTGGTACAATTACATACGTTGCACCACCAAGTGCGCCGTATGCGTAATCTTTTAAGCCACTGCTTGTAAATGATGCCTGAAGATTGGAGAGAAACTTTTGAAAGATATTCATAATTAGTTGCCCCCCGCTTTACTTAATTCAACACGGCTTTGTATAAAGTTGCCTACAAACATTGCCCCTATACCAAACCCAATACTGCGTAATACTTTTTTGGATTTGTAATAGGTGTAACCACCAACACCAACACCAACTACCGCCGGCAATGGGCGTGGTGTTAGGTTGCGTTTCAAGAAACCACCCACATCTAAATCGGAACTTTCCGTAGATGCGGTGGGTGTTGTTGCAGGTGTGTCGGTTGTTTGTTGTTCTTTGGTGATGCACACGCCTTTCTTTTTCAGGTGTGTTGTTGCAGGTGTGTCGGTTGTTTGTTGGTCTTTAGGTATAATGCCTGTGTTCTTACCAATTTCTATTGCAGTTTCTTTGTAACTGTCTGGTAAGTTGGCACTGTACGAAGTTCCATCAGAACCCTGATTTCCTGCGCCGGGCTGACTTTGAGACGCGCCAAACGGATCGGTTGCAATGTCGGTAACTTTCTTCACCGTGTTTTGCACGGTTTGAAGTACGTCCATTACGTCGCTTCCCGCGTCGCCAAGTTCGTTTGCATATAAATTCATATATGCACTCCTTTAATTAATTATTTAACAATCGTCTGAATCGCAGTTAGTTTGCGGCGGTTGTTGTGGGTATTGGTAAATACGCCGCGTGTGAGTTTCTTCCAGAACCGGGCAATTAGTACAGTTGCCGTTAGTATCGTACGTGCGTGTAGGTACGGTACGTGGTGGTTCCGTTGGATAACTTGGGTTGGTAGGAGTATAACTTGGTTTGGTTCCGGTATTTGTTGTTGCGTTTGTTGTACCGGAATTTGTTGTGGTTTGTGTATTGCCTTGTGTTGCAATCCTGTCTTGAAGTTCTTGTATGCGTTTTTGATATTCTGCTACTTGTGCATTTTTCTCGTTTAGTAAACGGTTATAGTCAGTTTGTAATATTGGCGAATTACCTTGGTTACGAATTTCTTCTAACAACATCTGCAAGTTGCGGTCGTATGCAGATTTTAGTTGAACAAGATTACTCTGTATTAACTGTAACTCTGCACTGTACGGACGTTCACTATCCGATTTTGTTTGTGTTATTAAACTACGTAGTTCCGCTATCTGCTGTCGCAAGCCGCTATCGTTGTATTGCTGTACCACTTGCCCGTTGCCTTGCGGGACAGTTACCTTGATGTTACTTACTGCCGTTTGTAAATCATTGATTTGTTTTTGCAGTGGAGTAATATCAAGTTGTTTAATCTCGTTTGGCTTTTGGTTACGCATAGAATCTACAAGCGCGTGTATTGCTGATAGTTCATTCATTACGCTTGATAAATCTACGGCTTGTGTTTTTTCGCCTGCGCTGTTACGCAATACTAACTCTTGCAGTTTAGTTATTTGCCCTGCAAGTGCTTGTATATTTTTTTGTGTTGCATCGCAACAATCATTTGTTACGGTTGGCATTTCCGTTGGGCAACAATCGGTTATCACAACATACTTACCGTTTATTTGTGCGTACCATTGCCCTTTGTTATACAATGCAGGGTACAACGTATTGCAGTTGGGATCGTTTAATTGTGGTGCGCCAATTTCGCCGTTACGCATTGCGTTATAGTATGCCTCTTGGTCTGGATTACCAACCGGAGGCAATATATCAGGCGGCGAATTAAAGTTCATTGTGCCATCGTAACCCGAACCACCATTTGCATTGCCATTGCGCTTAATGGTATTACCCGGATTAGTTGGATTACCCGGATTAGTTGGATTAACCGGATTGATAGGAGTATCTGGATATGTTGGCGTAGAAGGTGAACCTACGTTTAACTTTTTCCATATCATGCTATCGCACTTTGTATCTGGGCAATAGAAGTATTGTCTATCTTGCCCCAACGGAACAATACAATTTGGCAACTGCACATCGGGCGGGAACTCTTCGTTAACAAGAGTATCATTACCTGTGTACGTTTTTATTGATGTATTGTTATTGGTTGTAGTTGTACTGCTGTTGGTTGTAGTTGTTTTACCCGGAGTAGTGCAAACACCGTTTACCATTGTTTTAGGTGAACGGCAAACATTGATGTTTAGGCACACTTCAATTTCACGCGCAAAACAATCGCCAATATCTCTTGTTTCGGGCGTATCGGCAAAACTCCAGATAGATGGTAGCGCAAACGGAATATTTCTGCGTACTGATTCTTCGGCTTTATACAATAACGATTTTAACTGAAACCCGCGTACTTGTTCATCTGCATATTTTTTTCCGGTTGCAATGGCTAACATAGCCGCGTGTTCTGCAACATCGGTAACAGTTTTTACCGATAACACAGAGTTTGATAATATGCCACCAATTAACTTTTGAGAGTTTGGCAACAACGATAACGCCGCACCACTTGTAGAAGTGAGAAATATATTTTGTAATCCTACTTGTGATTCGCCTGTATATTCGTCAATAAATCCGCTATCACTAAATAATGTTTTACCTTGCTTTACTAAATCGTACAGTATGTTGTTTACACCATTATCTATATCAGTAATTCCACCTGTTAACATTGATGTTGCATAGTTGGAATATGATTGCACTGTTTTTGCTACTTGTTCATCGGTTGCATGTACAAAATCAGTTATTGCTTTGTATTGGTTTTGTGCAAATAAATATATTCCGTTTACTTGTTGTTCGCCGTATTGGAACCACTCCGGCATTTGCCCACCGTTTAGTTCTTTAGTAATTGCCTGTGCGCTTAATAACGCTTGTTGAACATTACTTGCACTTGGATCTTGTATAGCACTTGCAATAGATTGTGCTTTTGCCACATACGGCTTATATGCAGTTGGTAAAACGGCAGTTGCTAATGTAAATATGTTTCCGAGATTACTTGGATCTTTACTAAAGTTTTGCAACAATGTTGCTACCGTCATAATATCTTTTATTACATCATCGGGTACACCAACTGCTTTCAAACCAATACTTACAATGGTCATAAAGGAACTTTCCAAAGCCCCCTCTAATACACCTTTTTTAGCCGCTTCACCAATACCAACAAATACAAATGTGTTATCAAACTTTTTGCCGGTGCGTTCAATCATTTGCATTGCCGTGTAGAAATTTCTATCAGTTGTAAACAAGTTTGGCAATGCCTTGTTTATTTCGTGTGGTGCTTTGTTGTTGTTGTAGCGTACTGTTTCGTCGTCGTATGATTCTTTACTTGCCCAATTACCGCTACCAATAGGCATAAACAACGATGTTAACGTATCTCTAAACTGTATTGGAGAATAACCACTACCTAACATAGTTTGTACGTTTGCAACAATGTTTATACACTTTGCACCACCATCTAATTTGTTGGAACGTACAAGTTCGTGCATGATACTTCCATACGCCAGACAAATAAACGTATTACCGTTTTTATCGCGCACAACAGGGAAATATTCATCGTTACCCCATTCAGCTGTTTTAGTTATATATTTACTTGGTGGCGGCACATTGCTATTAATACCGCCTGCTCTTGTGTTTTCCCATACATTATACATTGGGTTTTCTACAAGGTTAGCCATAGCGGTTAAATCGGGCGCACACCATTTTTGTACACGTTCGCGCATTTTTGGTAGTTCGCTATAATGCGGTACGGTATCTGGGTAGTTTACTTTTATACTACCTGTATCACAACCTTGCTTTACTATGGTTGGGCATGGTTTAGGATTTTTTGTTCCTACGGTGGTTGTGGTGGTGTTAGGTACACAACAATACTCGTTGTAGTAATCGGCACTGCCTTTTTTACTGCCAATAGATATTTGCCCACGTGCGGCAATATCTTTTGCGGTTAGTTTACGGTAGCCCGGCGGGCATGTGTAGTTATCGCATACCGAAGTATCTGTTTTTTTAACAACATCGGGTACATCTGTTGTTACTGTTTTTTGTTCGCACCCCTCTATTTCTATACTGATACCAAAACACGGATCGGCGTCTGTATATGTACCGCAAGGAAGTGTAGCAATGTTGCACATTTCCTCGAAGTGAATATAGAACCATCCTTTATATTGGTCGTATTTTTCTGAAGTATATGCAACGTGTAATACTCCGCCGTAATACCTGTTTACATCTTTATTGGCTGATGCGCCAACTTGGTCTAATCCGGCGTTCCATTCTATTGTCTGTATTTTTGTACCTGATTCCCCAACTGATGTTACAATGCCCATGTGGTTGTTACCACTATGCGACGATTCGCGTACAAACACGGAACCCACCGCAGGATTTCTATCTACTCGCAGTTGAGTTGTATTTTCTATACGCTCTGCGGTTGTTTTTACCCGCCCGCCCATTCCTTTGGGAAACTGATTAGCGCATTGTGCAATGTTAGCGGCTGTTTGTATTGTTAGCCATGCACCTACGGCACAATAACTACGTGCAAACTCATTTCCGGTTGGTACTGAATCTTGGTAACACGTCCAAAGTTTTTTTATCCATTCATCTGTATTATCCTTGGTGTATTCTATTAAGCCCTTGCCGTTGTATTCACCAAGAAAAAATCCTTCCGCTACTTGGCGTATAATATCACCAAACACGGTTGTAGTATCTGCAAGTGCTGATTGTTGGTTGGTTGGATATAGACTACTGAAGTACATTATTTGTATTCACCCTCGAATGATGAACGCTGTGTGTTTGGGTTTGCGTATTTGATTTTTTCTAACGGGATTACAACGTCTTGTTTTTTGAACATTGTTTTTATTCTGTCAAGTGGTATGATTTTATTTACCACTTGTTTAACAGCTTTGATACGGTCAATCGGTATGGTTGTATAGACTTTTTGTATTTGTGGTACTTTGCGGTCTATAATAACCGGACGTTCAACTTTTTGTACTTCTACTTTTCGCGGTTGATGTTCTAAATCGGATATACGTTTGTTTGCCTGTATGAGTTCATCTACGTATTGATTATTTGCGCCGTTGCTTTGCGGCAACATACTTGGAAACATGTTTGGCAATGAGAAACCACCGTTTGAACCTTTATTGCCTACGTTTACATTAATTACAGGATTTTGTGTTACGGTGTTTGCACCACGACCACCACAACGGCACGGAGAATGACCACACCGCCCACATGATGCGGGTGCATCTATACCGGGAACAGGTGTAAAGACGTTATCGGATAGTTTGCTTTTAGAACAACCACATCCACCGCTTTCAAAATTATCTTCGAGTGTTGTTAGTTTCATGTTTAGTGCCTTTTTTGTTCTGCGTATTTACCTGCAATAAATCCTATTCCGAACAATCCGGTTATTGTTATTGTTACACCAAGTACAATAGGAATTGCGTAGTCTTTCATGCCAACGATTGCGCCTTGTTTACATGCCTCTTTTACACCTGCTTGAACTTCGTTCACCAGTGCGCCGCCGCCTACCTTATTATAAACATCTTTGGCGGTGTTGTTGTTTATGCCTACGGTGTCGAGTGCTTGTGTAAACCAACTCATTTTACCTCTCCCTTACCCTCTCCCAAGGAGAGGGGATACTGTCCCGCATGATTGCGGGTGTTTGATTGTTGTTGTTGGGTGCGGCTTGCGATAGCATAACACCTACAACCAATTTTTCTTTTTTGCGTAGTACCCTGCTGTGAACATTAACGCACTACCGCCGATTGCGGCAAGTGTTATTGTGCCTGCATTGTTTTTGATTTTTTGCTTTACACCTTGCGTACATACTTCTTCTACAAGTTTGCGGGCTTCGGTGTTTATATCACTTTCGCCACGTATCAAACGGAGTAAAGATTGTTTGCCAAATTCCTCTACATCTATGTTCACGTCTTCGTTATCGTTGAGTGCATCGGCTGATGTTACGTTGTAGTATTTTTTGCGTATGATTTTTGGGCGTTCGTTGCCGAACCCTTTGTTTTTGAGTACCGCATCCATTGGTACATACGCTTTTAGTGATGGTATGTAACATTCGATATATACGTGGGTATATTCGTGTTTGCGCCATGCTATTACTTTGTATCGTACCTTAAAACCTTCGCCTGAAGCAAGTAACAGAGCCGTGAGTAAGGCGGCGTAGTCGTCGCAATCTATGTACTCGAACGGTGTGTTATCAGTTACTATGTGAATGGGCGCGGTTACAAATTCTGAATCTTCGGGATCGGAAACGTATTTCCAATTTTTCACAACGTACTTAAAAATGTTTTGCGCTGTTTCTACATCGGTTTTACCTTTAAGTGATTTTGCAATGCGAATCATTTCCGGGTTTTTTGAATCGCGCACGGAAAGGCGTTTCATTTTAGCAACCGTTTGATCTACTCCGGCATCGCCGGCTTTTAACGTCTCAACTTTTTTTGTTGCTACGGTGCCGTCTTTCATTACAACGCTATCGGATAATTGTTGATACATTATTCGCCCTCGTTGTTTGCTTCGTTATCGCCTACACCCGCTTTTACAAGTGTTGTGAGTGTTACCAACTTTGTTATGCCATAAAGAATACCACCGCCAATAATGATTGGTATTCCCCATTTTACAAGTGTGCCTAATGTATCGGTTGAACCACCAGAGCCACTTGCGCCCCTATCGGTATTATTGATTACGGCTTCGCGTGGGTAGAGAACATCACTACTGCGTACACGTGCATCGTGAACACCCCAATAAAGGGTTTTCATTATTTCTACTACTTCGTTGTATTGTACGCCAGAGCGTTCTGCAATGATTTTTAAGAGTTCGAGTATTGCGTCGCGTTCGCGTTCGTTTTGGGGTTCGTCGGTGTATTGGTATAAGGTTGAATCGTTTACAACCAGATTGCGATACATGTTTAATACGGTTTCGATTGTATCGAGACGTTGTTCGGAGTATATTCCACGTTCGCCCCTGTTCCAACGTATATCCTTACCTATTTGGCATATTGCTTGGTCGAAGTCGTTCCATGTTGCATTTGCACATACAACTACGTTTTTGAACGGGTAATCTGATAAACCTGTATCTTTAGTTTGATAGTTTATATCAGTTTGTGGTGGCGGGTTATATGTTGTTAGTGAACTTGCAAACATATTACGCCTTTTTTGGTATATATTTCCATAATGCGTACAAAGCTGTACTTGCCGCAAGAGTACCCCACACAAGAGGTTCGGAAAAAAATGCTTTAGCGCGGTCTATTACAGTTCCACCGCCCTCGGCAGGTGTTTTGTAATCAGTTTCTTTTCCGGGTTTGGTTTTGGTATCGGTGCTTGATTCGGTGGCTGATGTGTTGGCGTTTGGAAATGGTTTGTCGTAGATTTCTTGGCGTTTACGTGCGTAGTACCATTCGTACAGAATTACTTTTACGATAGCGGCATCTACACCGGAGTTTTTTGCAACTGCGTTTACAACGGTCATTTCGTCGGCTGTGTTAGGTGCGTAGCCCCAACCTGCACAGGATAACTTGTAGAACTCGCGCAATGTACGCTGTACACCGTCCATGTTGTAGATGGGAGTGTCGTTGCTATCTATATTACGCCCTGCATTAAAGTTTACAAGTTTGTACACTTTAGATATTGCTTGGGACGATGGAGACGGTGTAGGACACTTACTTGATTTTCCTAAGATTTTATCAAGTACGTTATCGTTTAGCGTTAGACTGTTTTCGTACATTGTTCGATTGTTCTTGTTGTAACAACTTGTTAACGCGCCTGTTATGTTTAGATTCCGATTCAGCTATTACGTCCCGCTTGCGTTTGTAAATACGCAAGGTAGGGCAATCGGCTATCTTAACAGCATGATGTAATTCCATAATAAATACGTGATTGTATTTTATGTTACGTTGTGGATGTTTTTGTTAGTTGTTGTGGTGTAACTACTTGCGCGGTTTGTGCGTGGTGGGTTTTGGTGGGTTTTAGATTGTGTGTTTTGCGGGATTGTTACGGGCTTTACTGCGTTTCCATTCTTTATACTGTGCATATAACCGGGTTTCGGTTGATATTTTGTAGCCGATCTGGAGTTTACGTTTCCCTGATGTGATTTGTTTGTGTATGTAGATAATTGCTTGCCGTTCGGACGTGGCGCGTCCGGTGTCTATTAGTTTGTTGACGATATTTTCAAGTTCGCGGCGTAGGTGTTCGGTTTGGGCGCGTAATCTTGGCATTTCCGTATGAGTTTTGGTGGAACGATTGTAACAAATATAGGCAGTTTGTTACATTTTGTTACATTTTTTGTTACAATGGGTATTTGGTTGGTAGGTGTTAGAAAGAGAAAAGCCGCAAGATTTTTATTTCTTGCGGCTTTTTTGGTGTCGGGGCGGCGGGATTCGAACTCGCGACCCCCTGCTCCCAAATAGTATAAAATGTTATTGGTTGGTTCCCTCTAAATTAGTATAAGTTCCGCTTGCATCGGGTAAAGTACTGTAATCTTTTTTTGGTTCGTTGATTGCATAATTATTTAACAACACATTTAATTTATCTCTTTCTCTCTCTAATACAATCTTTTTCAATTCACCTGCATTATTATTTTCATAAATAGTACCTATGCCAAACATTAACCAATAAAGGTTAAATCCATTTCGATACATGTGAACAAGAAAATCATAACTTGGTGTATCACCTCGCATATATCTGTAAAAGCTATTTTTTGAAATATTTGGGTTATCCTCTAAAAAACGCATTACACTACCACCGTAAGCATGGTCAAGAATTACTTGCAATCTTTCCTGAATTGAGTTCATTTGTTACCTCTTTGAAAAATAAATATTAAAAATAAAATTTTTGTATTGCAGTATGACTTGTTTTTGTTTATGTTTGTACCGCATTTAATACATCCATCTGTTGCATTATTCAAACAAACAATACGCACTATGAGTAAGAATAGCCCAAAAAAACGTGGTCGTCCTGCAAGTGGTAAAGACTTTGATGATATTCTTAACAACGGGAAAAAGATTACTATTAAGATTTCCCCGGCAGACCGAAGAGAGTTAGAGAAATATTTAACTACTAATAAACTGAACTTATCTGCATTTGTTAGAACGCAAATAATGGCTCCTGTACATACATCTACTAATTAATAATTATACATTCAGACACCCACTAAACGCACAAGGTAACAGATGAAACCAACTAAATATACCTGTATGTTGCGCCACACCGAAGTTGCAAGCATGTTGTACTGCTCTGTTAAAGATGTTGTATATATGTGCCGCAACAACATTATACGCAACACACAAAAGCCAAATACAAACATTTACTTAATACCACGCAACGCAGTAGATGTATTTGTAAGAGAAATTACCGCACCAAATTTCCCCGGCATTAAACGCGCCGATGGTACATACATATTCAAATCTAAAGTTACTGATGATGCGCTGTTTATGAAACAAGTTGAAATAATGGCTGATTTTCATAAAGCGCAAAAATCAGTACCAAAAAAACTTCGCTATACCGAAGGGAATATCATTGTAACGCCGGAGATTGCCGAAAAACTCAAGGAAGTAGAAGTACAACAACGTTTGTTGCATGATGCAAACATGATACTTAACAGGGGTCCGCAATGAGTAACCTAATCCTACAACCCGGCATGTTAGTAGTTGGTGTACGCCCCTACATTTGCCCAACAGAACACATCTGGAAGCCAAACCACAGTTCGTTAAGTTCTATATTCATTGTAATAAACTTAGAGGAACTGTATAAACAAGAACCACAACGGTATCGCACCCCCAAGGCAAAACCCGGTTATACGGCAGTAGTGCCTGCAATGCTTGGTGTTATGCCAACGTGGAAGGGTAAAGCACTAAATGTAACAAGCCCATACTACGAAGTTCTTACCGAAGAACTTGCAATAGTGAACCCAAATCTATCAAATATGCCACACTTTGCGCCATACTTGGTACTGCCGGAATCGTTTAACAGCCAAATTCTGCAAGAATTAGAACAATTATCATCAGTCCCCACCAATGATATGCCCGTTGAACACAACAAAAATAACGAATCTGACACAGATTTTCACAATAATTCAAATGAATTACCAGAAACAACAGATAATTACACGCAATAAAAGTCCAATAAAGTTAATAAAAGTCAAAAATTGTCAAAATAAATGAATTTATACCTACAATGTCTAAATCACGCGCACATAAAGCACCCATACAACCCCAAAACCTGTTCCTAACAGGTAAGGAATTACAGAAAATGCTACTCTTATATAACAATATGAATAGTATTAAAAGTTACTCGCAGTGGATTGGTGTTCATTCTAATACGGTACGTAATTACTTCGATAAAAAAGAAATACCGTTAGAATGGGCGCAAGGGCTAATAGCCTACGTAGGCGGCACACACACATATAATATTCTACTCAATAAAATAAGAGGCAACCATGACAACCAGACAATCAAGGATAGTGATAGCACAACCAACCAAACACCCCAATTACACGGGTACTTGGAAACCCAAACCGCAACCGCAACAAACGGTGCGGAAACTTCTGGAGAACCTGACGCAGTTAGAAAAACGCCGGGAATCAAAGCCCGTAGCGCATCAGGTAAAGGGCGCACTAATGGTAATAAAAACGGCGGTGTTCCCCAAGTGGTCGGCACAACAGGAGTACAAGTTCAAAATCCGGTATCGTGATGTGTACGGGCATACACACGAACGCCAAACCGTTGCAACATCATTTGCCGAGGCATGGATGACGGTGTTTATAGAATCATTACAGGATAACATAACACCCGCAGAACTTGACTTGCACTCACAAACACCGTTGGAGAAAGAGTAATATGGAATTTATAATCTGGACATTAATTATCTGTGCAACTTGGGTTGACTTGGAATACATAGAAACAAGGCATAAAAAATAATTTGCTATCGCCTGACCGCACCGCACGGCGGCAAACAACACAACAACAACCTGCGGGAAAAGAACATCAACTACTAAACAAGGTACTTCAATGCAATACAAAAATGGAACAAGTCACCCTAAACGATTGATACGGATAAATGATAGAGATGAAGAAAAGATATTGAATAAAACTGATACACGGCGTTTGCCTAAAACTGTGTTCTCTCGTTCCCGTAACGAAAAAGAATATCTATACCTACGCAACATTCAAAACCCGGCAAAGCACGGTATTAAAGAAAACGAAACAGTAAAATTTTCTGATGGTACAAAATACGCCGCTTGCCGCACCGGTTGGCGTAGAATCAACTAACTAACAACCTATACCAATGTTTACAGAACAAACAGAAGCGGAACTACCAAAAAACGAACCAATGATTGTATTTGATTACTTTGTTGCATGTATGTTTCAACTTGCACCGCCAAGTGTTTTGCTTACGCAAAACGCACAACCGCAACAACAGCAAGTAACCCCTTGGAGTACCATACTACGCTTGCCAAACACGCCAATAACGTACGAAGGTTGGGAACAATTACACCACGTACTTGTTCATCAGTATCAACAAAAATTCCCGGAACAAAAAGTGGAACGGTGTTTAATACAGAATGTTAATCTGTTAGGGCAATTTGAAATACCAAATGCGACAATGTTTAGCCACGACGAACTAAAAGATAGAACATTCATAACACCCGATAACAAGATTGTATTCAAGGATGAAAATAATGATAAAACGATTTCTTAATGGGTGTAATCAGTTCTTGCTGTTTTGCACCATTGGCTTTGGAATAATGTGTTTTTTTATTGGCGTAACTGAATTGATAACGTGGGTAGTTGCACTATGTAAATAAACACATGTTGCCGGTTCATGTGGGCGCGTATGGTATCAAACTCCGCATGGTTAACTACTACTCTCTCCAACAGAGTTGTTTGATAACACTACGATTCGGGTTCAACTCCCGAAACCGGCTCTACGGCAAAGTGCCGTATGTAACAATAGTTACAAAAATACTTAGCAGTATTGGGTATGTGTTGGCAGTCCGATTTTCGTTCTCGAATAATCATGTAGAAACAGAACCACAAATCCGACAAATGTTCGATTCGTTTCATACCCACAATCCCATATAATAAAGTTGGTTATATGGTTATAGTAACAGGTTCGGGTTGTGTTGTAATGGTGTGCGTACCTCTCCCATTACAAACGTCCGGTGAATAGCGTAAAATCTGGAAGATGGTTTTATCTCCGGCGTAAATAAACTACAAAGTGCGATTGATACTATAATACACCAACGCACAACGAAAAAACCCAACTTCGCTAAAGTTGGTTGGCAGCCGGGAAAGACCGGCAACTTTTTATTAACTAATGGAGTAACGCAATGAGATTAACAGAGGATGAAGCAATACGCCGCCTTAACCAAAAAAAAGATTGTACTGTGTACAAACATTCGGAAAAAACTCCAACCGGTAAAACCGTGTTTGGTAAAACAATTCTCTTTGTAAAAAATTCTAAACGTGTGTTCGATCTTGGCAATGGTTCATGGGGTTCTATTGATTTTCTTCGTAACTATTGCGGCTATCAATTGATGACTGACGTTTAATTCCCGCAATGCAAACAGTAGGTAATGCTTGCCGCACGGTGCGGTCAGGCGATAGCAACAACTAATTTAGGAGTAATTGTATGAGAGACAGTTTACCAACAATTTTTGGCTTGTTACAAATAGCGATTGTTCTACTTGGTTTAATTGGTTACGTAATGTGTATAGTAAAATTTGTACGCTGTGATTTTGAACCAAGTTACAAAGCAGAAATTGTATATGGCGTAGGCACATTAACAGGGCTTGGAATGATTGTAGGTTGGATGGATTTTGGTAACTAATTACGGAGTACAAACATGTCTGCACAACACGAAGAACCAGACAATATTGATTGCCTGTACACAACAGAAATAACATGCCCTTACTGCGGGCATGAAACAATAAACAGTTGGGAAAAGGCAGATGACGACGATTACGAATGTAGTGAATGTGAAAAAACATTCAAGTACGAACGCAGTGTAGAAGTAACATACTGCTCGTATAAAATGGAAACAATTTCTTAACACGGAGTACAACATGGCATCTGAAGCAATAGAACATTTGGGCGAATTAGAGAACCTTGCAAGCCAACTGCAAAACGATAACAACACAACGTATTTAATGTATGCCTTGCGGTTGTGCGGAATAAGCATTGATAAAAATACTACAATGTTTATAGAACGCTGTTACAAGTTGGTTACTGAAACTAACGGCAAGTGTACACTGCAAGATGTTGAACAACTTCGTAAAGATTTTGAAATGGAAATAAACAGTAATAACGATAGCAACAACTAATTAAACAAAGGAAGTACAATGAATGTAGTTAACAAACAAGGAATAGTTTTAACGCCGGAAATAGGTGGTGATATACACCTTGGTTCTTTAGCCAAAAAACAACGTGTTAGAAGTGCATACAGCTTTGCCAACATCAATCTACTTGGTAAGTGTAATGTAGATTGTTGTTTCTGTTTAGGCAAAGATTTAGAATTGGAGTTTGAACAATATCAAGATACACAAACTCACTTCCTGAAGTTCCCGAACTTCCAGAACTTTATAGACCGTTGTAAAGAATTACAAATTCCGCAAATATACATTACCGGGCAAAACACCGATAGTTTATTGTACCGCTACTTAGACCAACTTATTGATTATTTACAATTACAAGGTTTTAAGGTTGGCTTACGTACTAATGGTTTATTAGCCCATAAAATGATGGACGTAATAAACAAGTGTGATACATGTTGGGGTGATGCCGTTAGTTATTCTATCCATACCTTAAACTTAGAAACCCAAAAGAAAATCTGGAAAACACCACTTGTGCCAAATTGGGATTTTATTCTAAAAAACACAACTGCCAAAATGCGTGTTGCTATTGTAGTTACACGCTACAACGAACTTGTAGAAGATATGGAGTTATTTGAACAGTACGAAAAAGAAGTTGCCGCAAAGTACCTTAAAATTAAAACATTTGAATCGGCAAGTGTGTATGGTATGTACGGTATGGAAGTTTCGTTTTGGCCTACCGTAGGAACTACCGTTAACAGTATTAATTACTTCAGCAACGGCATACTAAGCGATGACTACTTTATTATAGAGGGTTATCAGATTGAAAAAGGTTTAGAAATTGGATCGGATAAGTATGTTAAAATAGACCTATCACCCGTAACCCTATAATTTACCATGAACAACAAAGATTACCGCCCGTTTAGCGCAAGCATTTACACGTTCTTTAATGATTTCGAGGACAACAACCCAGGTTACGGCTTAATACCAATGCACGTGCGAATGTTGGCAGTGTACTTGTGTACCGCGCCGGATTGCCATAAAAGCGGGTTGTTGACGGTTAACCTACGGGCAATACACCAAAACATGGGGTTAAACCGGGAGTTAGTGTTCCCAAGTTTAGAACAGCTTGCAGAGATTCCGTACCAAAGTCCGTTTAGGAATTACTCAGGCGGTTTTGCAATGATTGAAAACGGGAAAATGTTTATACCGTTTATTGCCGATATATCCTTACATGGTAATAAATCGAAGTGGTTCCACAAGAATATTTATCAGCCACTTGCCGACGAAACCATAAACGCTAAACAAACACCCAACATCTTTAATGCCTTTTGTGAGTTCTGGAACGAAGAAATATATCAGTACCAAGATGGCAAGAAACTTGACGAAGAACAAGCCAAACCAGAGCCGCAACAACCTAAGAAATCGGTAAAAGAGATAATTGCACAACAGGCAGAAAAGTTAGCCCTTGCCGGTTCCGTTAATGGCACATCGGCTACTACTGTACCCACTTCTGTAACTACCGTTGAACAAAACACAGTTGATGAACCTGAAAAAGACACTCACATTCATCCAACCGCAGAACGCAGTAGTAATTCCCCCCAACGTACCGTAGCGGAACGGGCAACGGTTAACCCGGAAACCGAGATAACCACTACCCAAACCACCACCCAAACCAACACATTGTACGCCAAAGAACGGGTAATTCCACTCGAAAACTCACCGCCTGCGCTAATAATTGCTAACCCAAACGTCGGTTTTGCGCCTGCATAAAAACGCAATTTGATAACGCAAAGTATCAATTTGATAATACAAAATATCAATTTGATAACGCAAAACACGCAGTTGATAACCAAAAACATCAATTTGATAACGCAAATATCAATGTGAAGTATAGAAATACACAGTTGACACGTAAAAATACACAGTTGACAACATAAATTCAGTTTTAATACACATTAAACCGTACTTGACAACCAAAAAGTACTGTTTTATCGAATTTGCCTATATCTTATATCTTATATCTTATATCTATAATAGATCTTCAATATATAAAACGTATCCGCATTTTTTAAGAGGAATCAATTTTATGCCAGATCGCAAACCAACAAAAGTTTTTAGGAATGGTTCAAAAGCACAATTAATTTTAGAACACATGATGAACGGCGGGACGGTTTCGTCGTGGGACTTCGAGAAGTTCCGGTGTACTTCCATAACCCAACGCATCCACGATTTACGCCGCGCCGGGTACAACATCATTTCCACGCCAAAGATAACTTCTTTTGGCGCACCATACGACGAGTACAGTATGCCCGCACCCGTACAACCGGAATTATTCACCAACCAACACAACGCAAATGGACGCATCTAAATTTTTAATGGGATTTTTCAGGAGTTTAAGCCCTGAACTACGGTACGAACTTGCCCACGCAAGTATCGAACTCCTACGGGCAAGTATCACACCACAACCGGAAATTGCAAAACCCGGTGGATGTGTTATAGTTACCCCAAACACCCAAAGAGATTTTGTACTCAACACAGAAACAATCAAAGAGGCGATGGATAAACACACCATAACGACGCGCGAAATGGAAAATTACCTTAGCGTAACAACACCACACGTAGAGTTACCAGAAACGGTGCATTATGAACCGGAACCATTGGCAAGGCAACAACATTGGAGAGTTAACACTGAGTTCATAAACGACGTTTACAATAAAAATGACGTGTTAGACAAGTCTATGTATAATATGGGATTGATATTGACTTTTTCTCAAGATACTGATTCTGTTAAACGTATTTTTTACCTAAAATCCGAAACCTTTATACGCCGCTACTTGCGCCGTAGAGGGCAAGGCAAGTACATGCCTGCCGGAAACAATTTCACCATTGCCTACAACCACAACAGCCGCCGTTACGGGGTGTTTCCGGCTTCGCCTGCAAGCCAGAACACCTTGCCTTGGCTGTACGCCCAAAACCGCGATATACTCCAACACCTAATAAACAACCACGCGCACCACTTAGATACAATTTTCGAGGTTACACGTGATGGTGATGGTGATACTTCTTCGCTATCGCCCGACCGCACCACACCGCAACCACCAAACACCACCGCCACCGGCGGTACAGTAACGTATCATTCTGTATAACCAATAAAAGGAACTACAATGCAACAAGTAACAGCGAAAAGCTACACATTAAGAAAAGAAAATGGGACATGGCTTGGTCAGGTAGTATTAACAAGCGATGGTATGTATTCATCGGTAACAGATTACGGAAATTTCTCTTACGCATGGAGGCATTACGGAGAACAAGACTTTGCAAAGTTTATTATAGGATTAGATGTACATTACTTTGCATGTAAAATGTTTAACAGTATATCACAAATAGCGTATGGCAAAAAGTATCAACAATATTGCAAAAAATATGCAGAAAAGATACTACCTGCTTTGCAAAAAGTATTAAAAGAAGAATTAGAAAAAGCGCAATTACAATCATAAACAAACCGTAGGGGCGAATAGATATTCTCCCACAATACAAACCAACAAAAGGAACTACAATGCAAAAGTTTGCAATTACCATAACCGGATTAACACCATACATGCAACACCGTATGGATGACCTTACACTTCAAGAATGGGAAGAAAAGCATAGCCCCGTTGTTACCGCAAGTAAAAGTAAAGATCCCGATTATGTACGCGCAATGTTTCACAGCTTTATAGATAACGATAACAACCACTATATACCCCAAGACCACATACGCGGCGCAATGATAACCGCCGGAACGTATGTTAAAAGCAAAGTAGGGGCGCAAACAAAAAGCATGAAGTCTGTTGTGGCAGGTATGTTTTTTATTCAGGAAGAAAAGATACCGTTTAAGCCGTTCGATGAAATAGACAAACGCAGTGCCGTAAATAAAAATGTAAAGGCACGTGTAATTGTTGTACGCCCCCGGTGGAACGAATGGCAAGCATCGTTTACACTATTAGTAGATAACGATTCTATTGCACAAGCAATGATTGAAAACATTTTAACCTATGCCGGAAACAATGTTGGTATTGGCAGTTACCGCCCTACTAACAATGGTATGTTTGGCAGGTTTAAGATTGAACCTATTGTACAAATATCTTAACAACATATTGTTATGTCGTGTAATGTAATGTATCGTATTGTTTAGTGTAGTGGAGTACAGTTCTTTTATTTCTGCATAAGTGGTTATTCTGTTTATGTAGAAATATATTATGTGCAGTCGAGTGAGGTCATGTGGTGTTAAGTCAAGTGTTGTCCTGTAATGTTTAGTATAGTTCTTTTATTTCTGCATAAGTGGTTGTTCTGTTTATGTAGAAATATATAGTGTGTAGTTGAGTAATGTGTGGTTATGTGCTGTAACGTAGGGTAATGCACTGCGACGTACCGTTTAGTATAGTTCTTTTATTTCTGCATAAGTGGTTGTTCCGTTTATGTAGAAATATATATTGTTTAGTGTTGCGACGCGACGTACAGTGGAGTGAAGTCTTGTAATGTGAGGTTGCGTTAAGTCAAGTATTGTAATGTACGGTATTGTACTGTATAGTTTAGTATAGTTCTTTTATTTCTGCATAAGTGGTTATTCTGTTTATGTAGAAATATATCCTGTTGAGTTAAGTGTTGTAGAGTAGAGTTCTGTGCTGTGCAGTAAAGTTTAGTATAGTTCTTTTATTTCTGCATAAGTGGTTGTTCTGTTTATGTAGAAATATATAGTGTTATGTTGAGTGTTGCGCTGTATGGTATAGTATAGTTCTTTTATTTCTGCATAAGTGGTTGTTCTGTTTATGTAGAAATAATATCTTGTTGAGTGCTGTTGAGTATAGTCTTGTAGTGTTGAGTGAAGTATCGTGAAGTTTAGTATAGTTCTTTTATTTCAACATCAGGTGTATAGTTGATGTTGGAATATATAAAGTAGAGTAGAGTAAGGTAGAGTGAGGTTATGTTAAGTCGAGTGCCGTCAAGTGGAGTTGGGCAAAGTATAGCACTGTTTAGTATAGTTTTTTTTATTACCGGCTTTCTCCCGCACAACAAGGGTTTTTAATGCGCCGCCGCACGGTGCGGTCTGGCGATAGCAACAAATAATTATTAGGAGTATTACCATGAGTACATCAAAATTAAAAAAGTACGATTTTAGTTCATGCACAAAACAGGAACTTGATGTTTTATACACTACAATTAGCGGTTTATACCATAAAAAGTTACAAGAAGAAAAACGTACTATATTCCACTCATTGCAAGGTAAATGTTTTTCTGTTAAATACACTATAAAGCATCCCCGTTACCGTGTTATGGCTAAAGCTGTTTTGGAGTTTGGAGAAGTCCATGTAATAAACCGTAAAGAGATTATGAGTATAAACGGTATTATTATTATGCAAAGGCACTCTCCTGAAAAAATGAAATCAATATTTTACGGCACAGAAAAACATATAGTGCATGGCTTTATTTTGAGCGACGAAACTGTACAAAATGCAATTGCTTCTGCAATGGTAGATATGTGTATGGCTTCCGCAAAAAAAGGTAAAAACATCATTCCACATAGCCGTTACTTGCAACTCCTTAAAAAGTACGATAACGAAGTAGGGGTTGAGATATGAACAACTCTTTTTCCGTAGCAACATGGTTGGAACAATTCTTAAACCAACTTGCCAAGCCCGCACCTGTTGGCCATGGCGAAACACTTCCCCCGCAGGTAATTGGCGAAATACTAACGCTGTTAACAGAACGCCGCTTTACTGCGGAAATGGCTACCGTTGCATGGGACAACGTGTTCCTGAAACCACGTACCTACGGCAAAAAGCAATTCCATGTATCAGACCTGTTCCCCGACGATAAAAGTGATATAAAATTTACCACGCACAACCACATTGTTAGTAAACTTCAACGGGAAATTTACCAACACAAACAAGCACTGCAACGCGCCGCCGCACATAACAACACGGAACAAACCCAAACACCCGATGACACTTTACAGGATATGATTGCACTGCGTAAAGAAATGTTTGAACTTCAGGAAGTGATAGCACGGCAACGCACAACAATAGAACGCATCACCAAGGAAAACACTGTGCAACTGCGTAAACTTACCAACGCACTGCACTACCTAAAAACAAACAACATGTTAGAAGATTACATAAACAATGCCGCCGCACAAAACGCACACCAACAAGTGCCGGCAATAGCCCAAGAGGAACCAACACTATGAGTACCGTTTATTTATACATTGGCGATAGCGCACAAGCGTTAGAACAACACGCTAACACGCTAACGTATAACTCCAGCCGGCTGGTAATCACATACCCGGAACACCGCATACACCCGCGCAAACAACGCGACGTAGTAAATGAATTTTTCTGTTTGGCAGAAGATTTTAAGATAACCGTATTTTTATACTCGCTTAGTACCTACATTGTAGATGCTTTTAGTAGTTACCCAGACCAAGTGTTTGTAATAGAAACAACCACACGCGGCAACATAATAACCAAAAACCTGCAACACGATATTATCACACCCATAAACAACAAATTTATACAACAAAACGAAGAACCTATACGCTATACCGATTCCCTTGGTACCCATTGGGCAATGGGCTTTTTGGGCGGCGTACCATTAGAAAATTAACAACCCTATGGAACTACACTTTGCACAAAATTGGAACAACAAATTAGATGCAGACTATTACACAACATTCCGCATCCACAACAACATAAAATATCAGGTAGGAAACATACTCGATATTTACTTACACAATAAACAACTGCACACGGCATACATAGTAGATATTCGCACCATAACCTTAGATAAACTTAACCCGTTTATTACCGGAATTGATGCAGGTATGCCCGTAGATGAATTTATTAAACTTCTGCGCCGTTTTTACGGAACCCGCAACGGCAAAGAACAAAACATCTACAAACTACAATGGGATTTTATACTACTTAATAGGATAAAGGAATAGTTTTCTGCTATCGCCTGACCGCGCCAAACAACAACAACCAAACACCGCCACACTGCGGGAAGTAACCACAACTAACACACAACAACAATGAACATACAATCAGATTTAGAATCAATAGGAAGTAACACATTCAGCGAGTTTTCCAATCCATTCCGCAAAGATGCAGTTGTAGCAATACACATGCACATGTACACAGGTTGTTTTGGATTTACATTTGAAAATCCAAGTTACTCTGCAACCGTAGAAACTAAAGTAAACAACACCAAAGGCGTACAAGAATTTACGGGTGATAGTTTCTACGATTTATCCGTAAAAATTCAACGATACATCAACCAACTTCAATAACAACAATGCAAAATCTCAACGAATATATTTTATCACTACCTGTTGAACGTGTAGTGTTTTTTCGGATTGAAAATGGGAAATATGTAACAGAAGACGGAATTGAAATTACAACCGAATTTCTATTGATGTACGAACACATTATCTATCACGACTGCGGGTATGTAATGTTAGACCGGCGTACAAGTTATACAGATATTATGGATATAGTAAACAACCCCGTAGTAACAACATCATGCCAATAGATTACTCTAAATACCCCGCAAATTGGAAAACAGAAATACGTCCGGCAATACTGCAACGGGCAAACAACCGTTGCGAATATTGCAACGTACCAAACTATGCCATAATACTACGCGGCGTATGGAATGGAATTGAATGTTATCAGGACGACGACGGCAACATATACAACGCAACAAACAGCGAGTGTATTGGTAGTGATTATTGGGGAGAAGTTCACCCAACAAACAAACTCACTAAAGTAGTGTTAACTATTGCCCACTTAGACCACAACATCAACAATAACAATTACGCCAACCTAAAAGCACTTTGCCAACGGTGCCACTTACACCACGATAAGGAACACCACAAACAAAACAGCCGCCAAACACGCAAGCGCAAACGCAACAATTACGAACTTGAATTTTAGAAACAAAAAAGTCCGAGAGAATTACTCGGATTTTTTTTTGTAATCGGTTTGGTAAAAACCTTTGCCGGTAAATATCGGCACAGCTGGTTGTATAATGCGTTCTACCGTACCTATACATTTTTTTTTGTATGCTTTAACACAATGTTCCGGTGTGCAATGTGTTAACGGTGGCTCGGTGATGGATTGTTGTACTTCAAACTTTTTGTTACAAGTGGTGCATCGGTACACGTAGGTTGGCATAGTATTACTCCGTTATTTTTTTACGTAATTCTTTGATAGTTCTGGAGACGATGTTGTTAACGGCGTTCTCGGCTTCATCCAAAACAATGGTTCCAACGCCGGATTTCGCAAAACTCTTAAAACCGTCTTTTAGGCGGTCTTTTAAGCCATGCTTAGGTATGGCTTGGTCGGTTTCCGTTGATTGTGGGGCATTTACGGGGCTTGTTTTTTCTGCGTTTTTTGCAGAATTTGGGCGTTTTTGGGTTTTTTCGGTTTTTGGTGGTTCCGGCACGGGATTGGTGATATTTTGGTACGATTTTCGATATTCGTTTTCCATTTCCTGAAACTTTTCGGTTCGGATTGCACGTTCTTCATCGCTAATGTTCAGCGAGTTTATATCCGGGTGAAGCTGTAACGATAATTTCTTGTATCGTTTCCTTAACCCCTGTACTGTTTTTATGTTTCGGAAGTAACTCAATTAAAAATGAACCCCCAACAAAACGTTGCCACAATTAGTATAAGCAGTTTAATAAAATTATACTTTTGTTCTTTTTCTAATTGTTGGAGTCTAAGTAATCTACGCTGTCTTTGAATTTCTTGTATTTCAAGTTCAGTGTTTTGTGCCTTAATATACCCCTCAATTACAGTGTTCAATAATTTCTGCAATTCCACAAAAGTTTCGGTGGTGCAGGTTTTATCTTTAATGCACTCTAATTCACGCTGTATAGATGAATCAAATTGTAATCCATATTCTTTTGCAAGTTGCGTAAACTCCACATCAGATATACTACGCAAATGTTTAGGTATTGGGTTCATAGGTTCAGTTTCTGGAAGTTGGTAATAATAATGTTATCGGCTGCTGTGTTTTCAATTTCCTGTATGAACTCTGGAACATATTTATATACAACATTTCCTTTTCCAAGTTCTTTAACCGGAATAAGTTTTTCATTCCCGTTTGGAGTAGATAGTTGTACATCTATGGCTCCTAAAATATGACTTGCATTTATACGTACATCAATCAAATGATACTTTTGCGTGTTGGTATCAATCACTGTGTAATTTACTAAATATACTCTTAATAGATTTTCGTATAGTTCCATGTTGTAGTTCCTTGTAATTAATTATTTGCTATCGCCGGGTACTTTCGGAAGTAACTCATTGTTGTTGTTAGTTATTTCAATTCGTTGCAAAACTTCGGGTGCGTCATAATGATACTGCAATTCTCCATTCCAAATTGTAACAAATACTCTGTATTGAATAGAAGGATTTAACGTATCTGAAACATGATACCAAACTTTACCGCCATGATTACCCCAACTTCCAAATTGGAATCCTTCATATCTTAAAATTTTCCATCCTCTTTTTTTAATTTCATCTGGTGCTTTACTTTTAATTAGTTCTACTTTACTATCGCTTCCAATAACTGAATAACCAATCAAGATAATTATCAATATTATAATTACAAGACTTACAAAATTTCCCATTTCTAACTCCAATTTATTGTAGTTTAATTAATTACTTGCTATCGCCTGACCGCACCGTGCGGCTGTTTAATTTATAACGTCCACTTGCGGGAGAAGTATGTTATTCTAAAAACCGTTTCATTACGCGCCAGAAGAAATTTTGTTTTGGTTGTTGTTCCTTGGCCGCGGCAAGTTGGTTTTCCAATATTTGTATTTGGCGTGTTAGTTTGGCAATATCCTTTTGGTGGAGTTCTTTTGATTCATTAATTAGTTTGTTTATTGATTCCATTAGTTCTGCATCGGTACCATACAAACGCATGTAATCCAAAATCCAATATTTCATGTCATGTACTTGGTATCTTCTATCATTGCTTACAACAAACGGCAATCCATTTTGTATGTGTGTAAAGATTCTATCGTATTCTTGGTATTGCTCTAAGGGCATTGTAACGGTTAGTTTGTTACTCATGGTAGTTCCTTTGTTGGTTAATGACTTTTATTTTCTAAGAATCTTTCTAAAGCATCAAGCGGTACTTCTAACAGCTTTAGATAGTACCAATCTCCTCTATCTTCCATACCACCTGTGTAGTAACTCCAACCTAAATGCAGACCTGTTGTTGGATGAAGTTTTGCTATCTTTTTAATTGCTTCAATCTTTTTTTCGGCTTGTTCGGCTTCCTGTATTGCGTTTACTACTTTGGCTTTTACATCATCGGCTATGCTTTTATCTACTTCCAGATATAAACATTGTAACGCTTGCATACATAATTCTTTTGCAGTCATGTTGTAGTTCCTTTGTTGGTTAATGATGTGGGTGAATGTTTATTTGCCTGTGCGGGTTTGTTAATTATCTTTTACCTGCTGTTGTAAAAATTCTATTATTTGTTTTATTTGATCCTGAGTAAAATATACTGCTTTTGATTGACCACATCTACTTGTAAATACCTCTATAAGTACATCACCATTTTTGGTACGTTCTTCAATAGTCATTCCCGGAGGCGAGGATCCTTTGTGTAATATTTCTAATCTCATGTTGGTTGTGGTTTGTTGGTGGTTACGTCCCGCACCTATGCGGGTGTTTGGTTATTTTTTTATTGTTGTAATAATTATCCCCTCTGTTTCTTTACCTGTGTTATCATCTATATCGCCATACCAAAAAATAATTTTGTTTTTTGGATTCTCCATTGAATTAAAAATTTTTGCAAAGTTTTTATATCCTTTATCTTTTTTATTGATAAGCAATTCAATGCGTCCACAATCGGCGCGGGCAATACATGTGTTATTTTTTTTCATGTTATCTCCTGCCATATAATACGTAACCATATTGTTTTTCTTGATATGCAAATTTTACAATACGAATTTTCCAACCGTTTTTTCTGTGATATTTGGCTCGTTCTTCAGCGTCTTTTTTTGTAACTTCAATAGTGCGCTGTACTACTGTGTATTTTTTCCCTTGAATTGTTTTAGTGTAATTTGGAATTTTATATGAATCTTTCCACATAAAAATATCTCCTATTATTAGTAAATGATTTTTCTCTCCCGCAAGTGGCGGGTGTTTAGTTGTTGTTGTTTGGTGCGGCTTGCGTTAGCATAGAAGATGTATAACCTGCCAGAAATGTTGCCCAATTACTGTTAAAGAGTAAACTTTGGGTTAGTTCTAAGCCGTTTACTATATCTACACGCATTGCAGGGCTAAAGGCGGTAATGTGTTGATACGGAAATTTGTTGTGCCATAACCCTGTGCGGCATTTGGTACATTTTCCGGTGCCGTTCATAAAGGCATCTACACATTCGCACTGTTTACATATTTTGAATTTACCAAGCATTTAATACACCCCTTTCCCGCGTTTTAGTTGGGCAAGTTTGAAGTCCTTAAATGTTTTTATTTGGTTTTTGGTTTGTTTGGATTGCTTAGGGTTTGATGTTGAGCCGTCCTGAAGTGTTGCTTCGGATTTTTTGTAGAGGAATAGTTTGGTATCGGTTGCACCCATACGGTTTTTGAAGTTTTCTGCCCAACAGCGTCCGTCGTCGTTGCAGTAAAACCGGATGGGAATATCGGTGTTGTGTTCCCAATCAAAGAATCCCCTAAATGTTTTTCTATCTTTGGTTAACTGAACAACGTAGATAAAGTTTACGTTAGGAAATTGCTTTTGTATCTGGGCTACTTCCTTATCGTCAACATCAAACGTGTTAACGGAATCTATAAAACAGAATTTACACGGGTTGTTTTTTAGTACGTCTTGCAGGTCGGCATAGGTTTTTACGTTGGCAAATTTTACGCCGGTACTGCTACTGCCAACACCTGCAACGGGAAACCGTTTTTTCTGGTTTCCGCGCCGCGTGTCTTCTTCGGGGCAAGCAATTATTACATCGCCAAGTTTCAGGCGGGAAAACTCTTTGGCTAATTTAAGCGAGAATACACTTTTGCCGGAACCGGGTTCGCCAATTAAGGCCATGGTAAACTGCACATCTGCCGGTGGCGTACCTATAAACGGACGGTATTCTTTACTAAGTTTTAGCGGGGTAAACTTTGCCCGCATTACGTCTTGTATGGATTCGAGTTTGATGGACATGGGTTATTGATGTGTGTTGTAGTATTGTTCTATGTGTTTATGCAATGGGTTCCAACGTGGCACTAAACCAATGCCCCGTATTTGATATTTGCATATTGTTGGAAAGAATAATGTAGATATGTATATCAAGTGGCCAACATCAATGCTTATATCATCACAAAACACTAAGCCCTCAAACATTTTTAATTTTTCAGGTTGATTTGTAAATACATTGATAAAGTATTCTGTGTTTTGATGCGATATAATACCGCCGTAAAAATTGTGTTGAACAAGTATATTTATTCCAATAATATATACCACAAGAAATAATAGTATTCCGGTTATTATGTAGAAGAGTTCAGTCATTGTAGTTTGTTATTATTTGTTGCTATCGCCCGACCGCACCGGGCGGTGGCTTATATTATTGGGCATTCTGAACGCCATTTTTCATTTGGTGTAGCGGTTGTACTCATAAACTGTTCACCTTTATCGTCTGTGCCATAAAAGTAAAATCCTTTTTTTGTAGTTCTGAAAACCTTTGCAGGGTAGTAAACATCATCAAGCAACGCCCAATGAGTATCGCCTACGTGAGGCACAGTTAAATACTGCGCTTTCAGTATAAGCAACTCATCTTCTGTTGGCTTGGTAGGACGGAAGTATTTTACCGGAACATGAGCAATAAAATCCATTTCGTAATGATGCCCTAAAATTGGGTCAAAACCATTCCAACCAAATGACTTTCCACTTTTACTAATTTTTGTAACGGTTACATTAAAACAATACCAATCTTTATGGTTAATAACCCAATGGGTTGCACCAACCGTAGGTTTATTGGGCAATACTTCTATTCCAAATAAAGTTTCTTCTAACATGGTATATTGTATTTAATTATTTACTTTCGTCTGTTTGTACAGTACGGTGAGGTTTTTTGAACCAACTATCGTAAGTTCTATAATTGTTCTTTGCTTTCCATTCTTTGAATAAGTGCATATTTATTGCCCACTCCCAAAGAATTTTTACAATTTCAAATCTTTCTCTTGTTACATTTAATAAACTTCCAAGCCCTAATGCAAAAAAGAATACTACACCAAGAATTGCGGCAGGCCAAAAGGTTATAAGTCCAAGCCACCAATAAATTTCATCCATCATTGTTTTTCCTTTGTATTTGTTGTTGTTGCTATCGCCAGACCGCACCGGGCGGTGGCGGGGTTTAGTTGCGTTATGTTTGCGGGAATAACGGTGTTGCGCCAATACAGCCGTAATGGGATATATTGTGCAACGACATAACGGTATTGCGGTTATACAGTAGTTATATGCAAGTGGCGGTTGATACGAAGTGTTATCATATTCCTTCGTTTCCCCTCTCTGTGGGAAAGTGTCCTTTCGGTCTATATCAATACCGCCACCA